CCAACCAGGACTCACCGACCGGGGTCGAGGAGTCCTGGTTGGTGACCACCAGCACCTGGAGGGCGGCCTGCCGCGTCGGCGACGCGGCGTTGTTGTTGACCGTGACACTCATCGGTGCGCCGGTGACGACCGGGGCCGTCCAGATGGCGGCCTGCCCGTTGCGCCCTGCCGCGTCCGCCCGGGACTGCCAGTCGCGCAGGGTGTAGGTGAGCGGCACACCGAGGCTGTCGGTGATCGTGGGTGTGGACGGGTTCACGCCGGCGCCGCTGTTGCCGGCCCACAGCACCAGCAGCATCGACCCGGACGGTGGGCGGAACGTGCTGGTCGCGGTGCCGGTTGCCGTGCCCGCAATGTTCAGGGCCACCTCGGGCGAGGTCTCACTGATCCGCAGGCCGGTGTCCGTCGGCGCCGCATCGGCCGTCCCCGACCAGGGGCTCCACACCCCGTTCGGGGAGATCCCGTCCCCGGGTGGGTGAGACCACACAAACGGTGGCGGGTCCTTCTCCGGCGGGTCACCCACCAGCGGGACCAGCTCCACGTACACCCAGTTCAGGGACACGCTGGAGCTGGGCAGGTTGCTGATGAGGGTGGTGGTGGCGCCGTTGGTGCCGTCCGCCGCGGTGCGCCGCGGGAACGCGTACGAGATCTGCCCGGAGATGCTGCCGGCCGGGTCCTCGGTGCATCCGGTGCCGGCGGTCTGGGTGCCGGTGGTGTCCCAGTCGCAGATCGCCATGAAGCCCTGCGAACTGTCCGCGGTGGCGGTGTAGGACTGCGACACCGTGGTCGTGGAGAACCCGTTGCCACCGGACCCACCGGTGCCGACGAGGGCGTTGGTGACCACCCAGACGCGCAGCGCCCCATGGGTGGCGGCGGTGGAGTTGTTGGTGACGCTCACCGTCATCGACGCGCCGACGGTGACGGCGGCCGTCCACATGGCGGCCTGGCCGTCGGGGTGGCCGATCGGGTCGTCCTCCGCGCTGCGGTGGTCGACCAGGATGTAGCTGAGGTGGGCGCCGAGGTTGTCGGTGACCGTGGGCATCGGCGGAAGCTCGCCGGTGCCGGAGTTACCCGCCCAGCCGACCACCAGGACAGAGTTGTCCGGTGGGGTGAACGGCGCCGTGGTCGCGGTCGGGTTGCCGGTGACCAGTGAGGGAGATGAGGCGTCGATGTTCACGGCTCAATGCCCTCCCGGGCCGCCAGGTCAGGGATGCGGCATCGCTCCTACGCGACGTTGGTGCCCATGAGGTGTTTCGCGTCGAACCAGAAGTCGTTGGTGCTGGCCTGGGTGTTCACCGCCGTGGAGATCAGCCACAGGTTGTTCATCGCGGTGAACGCGGCCCGCAGCTGCGTGTCCTCGCCGGAGCCGTACCCCAGCGTGCCGGTCATGTAGGACGAGGACAGCAGTGTCGTGTCGTCGAGCTGCTGCGTCTTGAACCGCGCACAGACGAACAGGCTGTTACGCACCGCCACGAGCGCGCCGCCCATGAAGCTGTCGAGTCCGGCCTTGGTGATCGTGTAGCCAACGGACATCGGGGGGTCTCCTAGGACCAGATACGCACGGACAGGTCGTTGCAGGTGACGGTGTTCAGCGTGCTGGGCGTGCCCCACTGGGCGCCGACCGTGATCGTTTTGACGATCGTCGTATCGATCGTCACCGTTCTCGCAGCCGCAGTCGTGGGCAGCGCGAAGTCGCTGTACGCGGTCAGCGAGGTGGCGAAATGGCAGTGGCCGGTGCCGACGATCTGGCCGGACGTGCCGGTCAGGCGGACCCGGCCGTGGTAGGTCAGAATCCACGGCACGGCCGTGACGCTGGCCGTGGTGGTGATCGCGCCGGTTGTCGCCAGGGCGACACCTGCTACTCCGCCGTAGTAGAAGCCCAGCAGCAGGGTGGGCGGGCCGGTGGTGGTCGAGAACTGCCCCCACGCCTTCAGTTCGATCTCCACGCCCTGTTCCAGGGTGTACGCGGGCAACTGCTTCTGCGGCAGCGTGGAGATGTCGGTGAGGGTCGTGGTGTTGGCCAGCGCCGCGCCGTCGGTGATGTGGAGCGGCGGCAGGACGGTGGGCCAGTACTGGCGTGCCATGTCACACCGTCCTAGATCGCGCTGGCGTCAAGGACGAGGGCGCCGATCGCGGCGGTGATCTGCCCCTGGCCTGCGAACTGTTCGGGGACGACCTTTTCGAAATAGACCTCGCCCTGGCCGGTGAGGTCGACCGCGGCACCACCGGAGGTCAGGGAGATCTGGAACGTGTCGGTGGCGGTGCCGACCACGAAGTAGGCGCCGCCCTCGGTGATGCCGGCCGGAATGGTTTCCCCGACGACGTTGAACAGGATCACCCGGTCCGCGTTGGCCAATCCGTGACCGTTGCTGGTGATCGTGTTGTTGGTCACGTTGGTCGAGTCGACGGTGCCGAACCCCTTCTTCGGCGTGGCGCCACCGAAGACCGAGTAGCCGCGGAAGTTGTTCGTGTTACCACTGGAGGCGTTCCACAGCGTGAAGAAGCCGTACGTCCCGGCCGGCACGTCGAACGTCAGCGCACCCGTGTTCGAGACCGAACCAGAGGCCGGGGTGCCCCACGTCACCGCGATCCGGGCGTAGGCCGGCGACCCACCGGTCGCCTCGGTCGCCGCGGCGTTCGTACCCGTGCCGGGGGTGGTGTCCGTGGGTGGGGCGGTGGTCAGGGTGTTGATCCCGACGTGGGTGATGATGCCGGCGATCCCGCCACCGGTGCCGGACTTCAGGGCCTCGTTCTGGGCAATCGCGTTGAAGGGCACGGACTTCCCCTACTTTCCTGCGTGGTTCACGCGACGACCGGGCGGCGGTCCCGCCGGTAGCGGTGGTAGACGGCGTCGATCTCCTGGTAGCCGGTGTGGTCTTTGTCCGCGACGGCCATGACGGTGGCGTGCAGGGTGCCGGCCTCGTTGCTGTAGGTGGCCAGCCGGTCGGGGATGCCGGAGCGGGGCTCGTTGAGCAGGTGCCGGAGGTGGCTCATCCCGGCGCCCGCGACCCGGCCGGGTGGCCGGTCGAGGCCGTGTTCGTACTCGACGACGATGTTCGACCCGCCGGCCGGCCAGATCGACCCGGTGGGCAGGGTGAGCATCCCCGACTCGGACAGGCCGACCGCGGCGACGGTGGGGGTGGACCAGGCGACCCCGGACACCGTGACGGAACGGAGCGCGCGCAGCCAGGGCCAGCGCACGCCGATACGGTCGCCGCCGTTGCCGGACAAGGTTTCCCGCCAGTACCGGGGCACGAACGCCTGGCGGCAGATGCGCTCGCAGTCGTCCTCGACCTCGATACGCCTGGCCACGATTGCCGAGGTCGGATAGGTCGTCGTGTTGGCCAGTGACGGGTCACTGGCCCGTGCCTCGGCAATGCCGAAGTGGAAGCCGCCGACGATCTCGACCCGGTCGGTCAGGGTGACGGTGCCGCCGCCGAGGGTGCCGGTCCAGGCGACATCAAGCCAGTCGAGGTTCGTCTGGCTCGGCAGGACGAATGAGTAGGTGCCGGTGGCGCCGTGTGTGGCTGCGCCCGAGGTCACCCCGGTCCCGTCTGCCGCCCGCGTGACGGCCACGGTTACGGCTCCGCCTGCGTCGGTTGGTGTCTCGTCGACGTAGAAGACCCGGGTCAGGTTTGCTGCTGCGGTGCGGACGACCCGGATCAGGGACACCGGGTGCTCCGCGCCTCGACGAGGGCCTTGACCTTCACCGCGTCGCCGGCGAGGCCGGCGCCGCGCCACGCATCGAACGCCTGCCGGTCGGCTTGGTGCCGTGCTGCGGCGTTCGAGGCCCGGTAGCTGTCGTCCCAGGCCGCCTTGCCCGCAGCGGGGTGAAGGTGCTCGATGACCACGTCGGGTCGGTAGGCGATGCACCCGGCCGCCCGGCCCAACTCCAGCACCGCGTTGTCGACGTACATGTGCGCGCAGGTAGGCAGCATCATCCACCCGACCGCGCGGACGAGATCGGCGGACACGACCCAGGCGGTGGGTAGGTCCGGTCCCTGGAGCAGGTCGTTGCCGTAGGCGATTCCGACACCACCCGGCATCGCCTCGATCGCCTCGATGAGCTTCAGATTCCAGTCGCCGCGCGGCCGGTGGTCGTCGCCGAGCGATGCGAGGTAACGCGGCGGGTCGGGGCTGTCGATGGCCTGCTGGGCAAGATGGTTGGTCCAGGCCGACAGTGACCGACGCTCACCCCGGTAGGCATGAACGCGGAACGCCGCTGGCACGACTCGGCATACGCTCCAGTAGTCGGCCTTGTCGTCGTTGTCGAGACCGACCCAGATTTCGACGCTGCCGGCCGTCGTGGTGTGGATCGCCAACTCCAGTTCGGCGAGCTGTTGCGGGCGGCCGCGCGATGGGGTGATGACGGCGAGGTCAGCCATCGGTCGCCTCGTAACGGAAGACAAACAGCCCGTTAGCGCGGATCACCGTCACGTCGCTGAGCAGCGGTAGGCGTTCCATGACGAAACGCCGGATCTCCTCCGCCTCGACCATTGTGATGCTGCCCTCGCACCGGACGATCAGGTGGTCGCCGGGTCGTACAACCGTGGCCTCGACGATCGGCACGTCAGCCATTGCGTACCCACCAGCCGGCCGGGTTCTGACTGACCGCCGACGTTCGCTCGACGGCGATGTCCCTCGACCATTCAGGCTGGCCGTACAGGAAGCGGGCCACCGCGTCCAGCGGTGTGCCGGCATTCGTCGACAGACCGTGGTCTCGCGAACGCGAATCGGCGCCGTAGCCGAACAGGGTGTCCTCGACCACGAGGTAACAGCCGGGCGATACCAGCCCGCCGTACAGCTTGATCTCCTCGGCGACGTGCGGGGCGGAGTGGTCGGAGTCGAGCGACACCATGCACCGTCGGCCGTCGACCAGTTCGGCCACCCTCGCCGCAATGTCCGGGTCGATGCTGCTGCCAAGGAGGTAGTCAACGCCGGTCGTGGGGGGTCCCAGCCTGGCGTGTGACACATCGACGGTGACGACCGCGAGGCCCTGTTCGGCGAACCAGCGGGCCGACGCGCCGGTGTGGGTGCCGGTCTCGACCACCACCTCCGGCTTGGTCGCCGCGATGATCGCGGCGTAGCGGTCCAGGTCGGCGGGCAGCTTCCACATGCCGTGGTGGTCGTGCTCGCCATGGGCCAGCGCTTCGAACGACTCCTCGATGTCGATGGCCACCGTGAGGTCCGGGTACGGCTGAAGGGTCACCGCTTCCTGCATGACGTAATCCAGCTCGGACAGCCAGACCTCCTTGTGGTGGGTGGTCTTGACGCCGGTGTGCACGACCGGGACGATGCCGGCCTTGAGGAGCCGGCCGCAGAAGGCGATGTCCTCCCCGACGATGTCGTCCTGGTGGTCGTACAGCATGTCGAACCAGTGGTTGCCGACGTCGGCGCGTACCTTCTCCAGCGCCGATCGGTGGATGAGTAGGAACGCCGCGCCGGTTCCCGCGACCTCGGTGACCTTGTTGTCCTCGTAGTCGCCGAAGTAGCAGAACGACGGACGGTCGTCGTCCCCCGTCTTGCCGATCTTGTACATGGTGGGGACGATCGTGCGGCGCCACCCGCCCATTCCGTCGTACGCGGCCTCCATCGCGGCGAAACACAGCGCGCCGACGACCGGGCGGGTCACCGGGTCGGCCGCTTCGTCCAGCAGTCGGTGGACGGCGTTGGCCGCCCACCCCATGTCGGTGTCGATGAACAGCAGCCACTCGTGGTCGGTCTTGTCCAGGAACAGGCGTGCGGCGTAGTTGCGGATGTGGGCGAGGATGCCCGACCCGCACCGCAGGTTGAGCGGCTTACGGGCGATGCGGCGACCGTGGTCGAGGTCGTATTCGAGCATGCCGCGCATGCTTTCGTGCCAGGAGTGGCTGACGTGCTCGTTGTGCAGGTAGGCGATCTGCACGATGCCGTCGCCGGGCTGGTTGGCCATTGCGCCCTTTCGGTTGGGGGAGAGTCCCGGGCCCGTTCCGCGGCGCGGGACTCTCCCCCACGTCGCGGAACGGACGATTGCGGTCAGCTACCGGAGTAGGCCAGCTTCGTGATGGACTTCGGGCGCCGCGCGAAGGTCACGGCCTCATAGCCCCACACGCCGATCCGGACCAGCGCCGGGCCTACCGGCTGCTCGAACTGGAACTGCATCGGCGGGGAGATCGAGAACAGCTGTTCCTGGCTGTTGAGGATGAAGCCGGTCGACGCGCCCACGCTCGGCGAGGTCACCACGTTCAGGGTCTCCAGCCGTCCCTGGAATCCACCGGCGAAGGTGTTGCCCAGATCGCCACGGCCGACGGGGTTCTGTGCCGGGTACGCCTGCGCCAGGATCAGCGGCCGGCCGGTGGTGTCCGTCAGCTTCAGGTACGAGGCCCACCGGGCCGAGGTGCCGACGAACAGGTCCGGGTCACCGGCCGGTGCGTCCGCGATCGCGACGATGCCGTCCAGGATGCCGGCCCGCTGGTTGATGATGTCCGTCGTGGTCAGCACGCCCGCGGAGACGGTTGCGGTGTTCACGCCCGCGACCGCGGTGATCGCGACGATGGTGAGGATTTCGGCGTTGTCGTAGAAGTCGCCGATCATGTCCCCCCAGATGACGGCATCGACCGCGGGGTTGCTGGCCTCCAACATCTGCCGGGACACCTCGGTGAACCCCGTGATGTCGGTCGGGGTGACCGTGATCGTGCCGTAGCCGGGGTTGGTGATCGTCGCGTTGATACCTTCCACGGTGCTCGACGTCTTGGCCACCGTCCCCGCGACCGGGATCGTCCACGCGAACGGGCCGGCCCACGGCACCTGACGCAGCTGTGCGGCCAGGCGCAGCTTCTTGTGCATGACCGGGGCGAACTCCTCGGCCAGCCACACCGGTGGGACGAGGCCGGCACCCAGCGTGGTCGCGCCCGCGCCGAGCACGGCACGCAGATGCGTGTCCTGCTGCGCCCGGCCGATCATGACCTGGGTGTACCGGGCGAGACGTTCGGCCGCCGCCTTGTCCCCCATCTTCTGCGACCGGTACTGGTCGGAGACGAAGGAGTACTCGCCGCCCCGGGTGTAGGTGCCCGGGTCGCGGTCCAGGGTCCGTCCGCCGCCCAGGTTCACCGACCGGGTGCCGGTATCGACGCTGTCCTGGCGGTCGTCGGGTTCCTGGCCATCCTCACCGGCGACCCGCGCGGCAGCGGCACCGGCGACCAGGTCGTTCATCTGGGCGACCTTGGCGTTGCGGACCTCGATCTCCGACAGATCCTCGATCTGCTGGTACAGAACCTGCGAGCGCTCGCCCATGTCGACGACCGACCGCAGTTCCTCGGAGGTCATGTCTCGGCGGCCTTCGGCGGCCCGTTGCTGAAGGCCGGCGATGGACGTCTGCAACGTCGCGTACTGCTCTTTCAGCGACTCAAGGTAGATGTTCTTGGGCACGACAATCTCCACGTTTCCACAGGGACAGGGATGCTCCGTGTGACCGGGGTGTCGCACAATCCGTGGAAACGTCGTGAGGGTGTCGGCCGGGGGCCGGGGTGTTCACGCGCCGGACGCGGGGTGTCGGTCTGAGCTGGGTGCTACTTCCTCTTGGCGTTGAACGGTAGGCCGAGCTTGATGGTGCGGATCAACAGGTCGGTGTCGGGCAGGTCGCGGATGGCGCCGGGCATCAGGAACTGCTCGGCGCGCCTTTTCAGGTCTGCGTCGGCCTCGTCGAACACGGCCTGGGTGGCGCGGCTGCGGACGCCGACCACCGCCGCCTGGTCGCCGTAGGCGCCTTCCATGACGATGGCCACCTCGCGCAGGTCGGCGGTGACCCGTTCCACGGTGCCGTCGGCGAGTTTGCGGTCCTTCGCCGCCCGGAACATGATGCTGAGCTGGTCGAGGGCGTGGTCGCGGACGAGTTCCAGCGTCTCGTCCCCGGCCGGGGTCTTCGACGTCTGTAGCTCCACGTACAGGCCGGCGGCGTCGTCGCGCAGCAGCGACGCCGCGCCGATCAGCGTCCCGCCCAGCAGCGCGTGTTCCCGCGCGAACTTCACCCGCTGCGGCTTGTCGAGCTGGTGGTTGAACGCGCCCCGAGAAAACTGCTCGACCAGCCGGTCGTCGATGCGGGTCGGCGCGTAGTACGGCACCGCGATCCCGTACACGGTCCGGCCACCGCCGGAGGAGCGGACTTCCAGGTCCGGGGCGAAGGAGCGGAACAGGTTTTCGGTCATGTCTCAGCCCCGCCGGGTGCCGTCGCGGAAGTAGTGCATCTCGTGCGCCGAGCAGATCTTCGCGCCGGGTACGACCCGGCCGTCGGCGTAGTGCCCGGTGCCGTCGTCGACGACGCACATGCCCGGATCGCTCCGGGTCGCCTTCGGGGCGGGCTCGTCGTCCACGGCCGGCGTCGGGTCGGCCTTCGACGCGTCGCCGGAGGAGCGGGACGTGTGGTGCAGCGCCGCCGTGTCGGTCTCGGGCCCGGTAGCCCTGCTCTCGGTTGCTTTCGCCACGACTGCGCTCCTATCCGTCGTACTTGCTGGGTTGCTGCGCCTTCTTGGCCGACTTCGGGGGCTTGATCGGCTCGGCGGGCGTCATGGGTCGCATCGGGGTGGTGGTGGGCGTGATGGCGGGTGGGGAGACGTAGGCGTCCGGCATGGCCGGTTTGTCGGGCAGCGGCGGACGGTGCTCCAACTCGCGGACCTCGTCGGTCGTCAGGAACCCGTTCTTCAACGCGATCTCGTGGGCCTGGTATCTGGTCAGGGTGTCGGCCCGGAGGATGGCGTCGACGTTGGCCCTGGCGCACGTTCCGCGGGGGAACGCCAGCGTCAGGGTCTGCTCGAACCTGGCGACATGTCCGCCGAGGGAGAACTTGAGGAGGTTCACCTCGTCCTGGGAGATGTTGCTGTACTGCCTGGCGCTGTTCATCCCACCGAGCCAGCCCACGGGCAGGCCGAAGACCAGCTCCAGCTCGTTGAGGGTCATCTTGCGGGCCTCGACGAGTTGCAGCTGCTCCGGATTCCAGCTCAGCGGCACGAACTTTGTGGACGCGTTCGTGACCGCGATCGACCGGGTCCGCTGGTTGGCGAGCCACTGCGCCTTCAGGTCCATCGCCTCGGTCTCGGTCAGGTCGGGGTTCGAGGACTCCAGGACGCCGGTGGGGACGCCGTGGGTGGACAGCGACCGGGCCTGCGACGACTGTTCCTGCGCCAGGCTGAACGTGTTGAGGTGGTTCTCCAGGACGCCCATGCCCCGCACCGCGCCGGGCTCACAGGGGCCCTTGATATGGATGACGTCCTGGCTGCCCAGCGCCTTCAGGCTCCCGATCGTGTACTCCAGGGCGCCCACGGGTAGCGGGGAGTCCGTGTATTGGGTGACCCGCCGGACCTGACACATCTGCGCCGGAACCGGCAGGATCGCCGTGGGCCAGCCGGCGTAGTTGCGGGCGGCGATGACCCCGATGGCGTTGCCGTGGAAGATCAGGTCCAGGCCCATCGACGAGAACGTTGTCATCCGGGTGTCCGGTGGGGACGGCTGCTCCAGTAACGGCGGAGTGGGGTAGATCTTCTCTTCGGGCCGGTCGGCGTACTCGCGGTAGCTGTCCCAGGGGAACTGGCCGAGCAGGTCCGACAGCAGCACTGAGGCCCGCCACGCTCCCGGGATGCCCAGGGCTCCGCGGTACGTTCCTGGGCTGACGAAGTCCGGGCCAAGGTTGTCGATGATCGTGTAGTTCTGGCTGACACCGGTCACCGTGTCCGTCGCGGTGATCCGCGTCGACCGGGTGAACAGGCGTCCCAGGCCCATGTCAGATCTTGCCGGCCTCGCGGAGCATGCCGACCACGACGAGCGTGACCCCACCGACCATGAGGGTGACGGCGAGGCCCCATTGCAGGTAGATGCCGGTGCCGGCGCCGGCGGCGCCGCCGAGTTGGGCCAGCAGCGGCCAGGACGGCAGGGCGGGGAACCGCAGGCCCCGGACGCGTGGCTTGGCGGGGAGCCGTGCCGCAGCCTCGAACGTCTCGTAGGTGGTCACGTCTCTCCTCGCGGTCAGTAGACCTTGGACCTCGGCGTCATGGCCCGGCGTAGCGCCCACAGCGCGGCGGTGACCGCACCGGCGGGGCAGAACCCGGTGGAGTTCTGGCGGTCCCAGGCCCGGGCGTCGCCGAGTTTGCGTTCCTGACCGCCAGCGACGGCGGTGTTGAGCGCGTGCTGGTTGCCGTGCCGCACGTTGCGGGCCGCGGTGTCCTTGCCGGCGACCCCGTCGACGAGGTCTCCGAACGAGCGGGCGGCGTCCTGCATGGTCATCTTGACCAGGGGGATGTTGGCGTCCTCGAAGTCCTTCAGCAGCGACCCGGCCGGCCCGCCGGGGTCGAGGGCGAGGACGCTGCCCGGCCACCGTTTCAGCAGTTCCTGCGCTCGGGGCAGGCACCATCCGGTGCCGGGCCGGTGGTCGACCCCGTCGTCGTTGGCGGTGAGTTCGACCTGCCTTAGCCCGTCGCCGCGGCGCCACGCCACGCCGATGGCGGCCATGCTGTGGTCCCATTCGACTTCCAGGCCGAACGCGATCGGTTTTTCCGGCGCGTCGGGGACGTCGATGGCGGCGGTCCAGTCGGGTTCGGAGATGACCAGCCACCGGGCGATCTCGTCGATCGGCCAGACGCCGAGGTGTTCGGTGTCGAACTTCTCGGGCCTACCGGCCTCAGTGAACGCCTGCAGCTGCTTGGCGAGGAACCACTCGGAGATTCGGATGCCGAGGGCCGGGTTGCAGTCGTACCAGACCTGGGGGTCGGTCCGGTCGAACTTCTCCGGCGGCGACCACTCGTACACGGCGACCCGGTCGCCACCGTCCGAAACTGCGCGGCGCCGCACTGAGGGCAGCATCGCGTCTTCGGGGACCGGGCCGATGTCCTCGTCGGGAGGTGTGGTCGTGTAGATGATCTGTGGGTTCGGGATTGTGGCCAGCGTCGGCGTCTGCGCGGCGAACTGGCCCACCGTCAACGCCCACGCCTCGTCAAAGATGGTCTTGGACCCGGTCAGGCCACGGCCCGCGCCCAGGGACCGGGCCACGAACTGCAACATGCCGCCGCCGGCGTGGCGCGTGAGGTAGATCCCGGGGTCGTTGGTCCCCTGGACGATCCGCTGGACCCGTTTCGACAACCAGTCCGACCCGTCGATGATCTCCTTGAGTCGACGCAGAGCGGCCATCGAGGTGCGGAACTGGTGCGCGCTGTGCAGGATCAGCGGCTCGCGGAACAGGAACAGCCCGCCCAACTCGACCGCTTCGGTGAACCCCCCCTTGCCGTTCTGCCGGCTGACCAGGAGAAGCAGCTCGTAGGCGGACCACAGCCCGTCGTCACGGATCCCGAACGCGTCGCGGGTGATGGACGCCTGCCACGGGTCCAGGGGACGCCCGATCTGGTCCATGAAGTCCACGACCTCGTCGCCGTACGTTCTGACGTACGGCGGCGCCTTATGAACCCGCGGCGCCTGCGACCCGAGTCTTACGCCGTTCGGCGAGGTCGTCGCGGACGGCACCAGCAATTCGGTCAAGCGGACTCTCCCTACCGACGACCGGCAGCGAGTCAAGCTCGCGGATCACGTCGCGGAGTTCCTTCGACAGGACCGCAACGTCGCGGCCCTCAGCTTCCTGGAGTTCCTGGGCGACCTTGTTGCGGATGGCTTCCAGTGACGCACGCCGGTCGTCGCGGTCGACGATCGTGGACAGGTTCGGGCGTCCGCGGGTCATTTCCTTACTCTCCGCTTATCCGGATTGCCGTTACCAACGGTAACGAGTCCAGGATCACCCGAGTCGCCACTACTGGCCGTCACAATGGGCAGTGGCGGAGGGTAGTGCCCCGATTCGGCGGCCCAAGGTGCGATCATCCTTTCGGTCGAGTTCTCCCTAAGGCGTGATCCACGAGCAAGCCGCTGACCTGCATAAACGCGATCCGCGAGGGTTAGATGATCTCCGTATAGGCTTGATCAAAAAAAATCGGAGGGCGGGTGGCTCTCGGCCGCGTGTTGATCAGGAAAAAATCGACCCGACCCTATGTTACTCTCAGTCAATGATCATCCGAATGTTACCGAACGTGATATTCCCTTGATCCACATGATCCCGAGCAATGTGACGCACGGTTACATCGACACGAACCGCACCGATACGAGGCCCATCCGCGACGCTCGATCAGTCACGATCATCACCATCGACGATCAGCACTACGCTTCGGCACAGGCACAGCCCGCGTCCTCGCGCCGTTGCCATGCGACAGGTTGCACCGCCTATGCGCAGGCCCCCCATTGGCAGGGTCCAGCGGCGCACCCCCACGGGTGAGCGGCACCAGGTGATCAGCAGTGGCCGACATGGGGTCCCTCCACGGGAGCCTCTTGTCGATAGGCCGACCGCACCTGCAGCAGATGGGTACAGCAGCAGCCAGAACCTTCTCCCGCCACCGCCTGTACGGCCTACCCATACGGCCCTTACGCAGCTCAGGGTCCCTGTATGTGGTCCACCGCTGCTTACGCTCGGCGTACGTGGGGTGCCTGAGCCTGCCCACAACTACGGGGTACAGCGCCAGGGTGCGGGCATGGGGGTTCCCCTCCTACAGGGGTAAGGGATTCCGGCGAGGGTGCCTGATAGCGGGCACGCAGAAGTCCGGCGTGCCGATCATCTGTCCTGACCAGCGAATCCGTCAAGTCGCCACGTCGATCAGCACATCACCAATCAGCACCGACGTGATCCGAACCCCATCCGGCACGTCGAAGACGTACTGGTTCGTGTCCTTCACCCCCGGGTTCACCGGGCCCGCGAGCCAGCGGGTGCCCTCGTACCGGCGTCCCTTCACGTCGAACGCGGCGAAGTCAGGGCTCGACGTGTCGTCGAACCGCGCCGGCTCCGCCTTGGTGTTGGTGTACTCGATCGACGCCACGCACACCCGCCCCGGATGACCCGCATCATCGCCGTTCTGGAGCAGCTTGCCCGCCTCGCCGCACTGCGCGCCAACCAGGACCATCCGCCAACCCGGCACGTCGAACGGCTTACCCACCTCCCCCGACCTGCTCGACGAGGACGGCGAGACCGGATTTGGTGCGGGTTCCGCAGACGGGCGGCCTCCGGTCGGGGACGCAGCCGGCGACCCATCGTCCGAACAGCCAGCCAGCAACACCAGAGCGACAGCAGCAACCACCAGGAAGGGTCGAGTCACGGCTGACAGTATGACCCAAGACCACAACCTGTCACATAGACCGATGGGAGTCGCTTCGCTCCCCGCCTAACGGCGGAGTGGCTGATCAATCGCCGTCGCTGAACGGAACGAGCCGGCTGAACACCGGCATCACCACCCCGTCGCTCGCCGCGGCCCACTGGCACGCCAGAAGCTCAGCAACAAGAGGGCGGTCGGCGGCGATCAGGTACTTGCGGATCTCGTCCATACGGGGCGGGCGTCTCAGCGCCACGCCTACGTGGACCTCGTAGACGCCCATCAGGCCGGCACGTCGCAACGACCCGGATGACCCAACGGCTGCTTGCAATCATCGCTACACGCCGGGCTCACACCGTCACGTGCCAGCAGCGGCCGGACGTCACGGTGGGCCGCATAGAGGTGCGCAAGGTCGGTACGTAGACACACCGCGCGACCTGCACGGACGTCATCGGCCCCGAAGACGCACTCGGCCACCTCGATGACAACGGGTATGGAGTCCTGGCCGGCAGGGCCCCTGATCAGGCCGCCGCGGGCGAAGTCTTTCGAGGTCATGTTGGCACATCCTCAGCTCCACCTAGCCGGCCCTGGACTTTGGGCACCAGTGGACTGCTCACGCCGCTTCTCCGTTCGAGTCCAGCTCATCATGCTCCGCGGCCTCAGCAGCGAGGTCGTCCCGCCACGTGTGCTGTCCGCAGTTTCTACACCAAAGGCACCGAATTACCCCCGTCTCGCCGCGTTCCACCCACATCGCCGGCTGCCGGGTCTCGTGCGGCTCCTCAACAGCCGGCACCCAGCGCACCTGATCCGGCCTACCCGGCTCCGGATCGGGCACCGACACCACCCACCGCTCCCCACAGTGCCGGCAGCTCACGCCGACGATGCCGCGGCCGGCCGACTCCGGCGGGGACAACATCCCCTCAATGCGGATCTTCCACCTGCGGCAGTTCCGCTCCACCGCCACCGCCATCAGGTCCCGGTCCGTCCGCCCCGCGATCGCCGCAGCCACCGCCCGCAACAGCAGCCCGGTCATCGGCGGAGAATCCGGGTCCGTGTCGGTCGGGCCGTTGCGGTACCGGCGGCGGTCCAACCCCAGCACCGCAGCCCACGCCCCCACACTGGCCAGGATCTCCGTCCACAAATCCAACGCACCCTGATCCAACGGAGCCCGCGTCCCCGGAGACGTCCGACCCCCCACCCCACCACTCGACGAGGCGATCGCCTCCTCCAACTGACGAAGCAGACACGGAGCCCGAACACAGTACGACACAGGTCCGACATCAATTCGCATCTGCGGACGCCGAAGCAGCGCCCCCACCGCCCTATGCAGCAACTCGAACTCAGACATCCGAACCCCCATCCGCACTGGTCAGCTATCCTGCGGTCGAGATCCAATGCGTTTGGGTGCGCGTCGGTATCCTCGTCACCGGCCCTCAGGTCTTCGACTACCTGAGGGCCGCAACCTTTCCTAAGATCCTTTTTCTTGGCGCCCTTCGGGCTTACCGCCTACGGCGGAGAGGTCGGGCTCACCGTCCGGCGCCAATCCCCACGACTCCAACAGCTCCAACACCGCAGTAGCGGCCGCAGTGGTGATGGCGTTGCTGTCAGCGGATGAAACTCCGCGCCGCTGGGCCTCGGCCAAGCCGGCCAGATATGCCTGGATGTAGACCATGCGGCGGGCGGTCGGACGAAGTCCGTACCGGTCGTGATACTCGGTCACCGCGAGCCGCCCATCTTTGCGAAGACCATCGAGATCATGTGGTTGTGCAGCTCCATTGCCATCTCCTCAGCCGCAGGCTCCGACCAGCCATCGCGACGCAGCTGCTCTCGGTAGCCCTGAGCAGCCTCTTTAACCGGGGCGATCTGCTCCAACATCAACGCCAAGCCGGCGGCGAACTCGTCACTGACGCTCAACTGAACTCACCGGCGTAGAACCGGAACCCCTCCGGATCGCGCCACGCGACGGGGCCCTCGTCGACCCGGTGGCCGTACTCGTCCCACAACTCACCGGGCCGGTCGGTCAGTACACGGATCCAGTCGACCCGGGACAGAACCGGCTCACCGAACGGGGACTCGTGCTCGTATCCCCAGTCCGGGTGCTCGGCGTCGAGGAGCACATGCCGGTAGCCGCGGAAGATGCCGGCACCCTTGCCGATGTGGATCTCGTCGTACCGGCCACACGGGACGCAGATCCGGTCCCGCCAGAAGTAGTTCGTCCCCATCAGCCGATCACGCTCCAGGTGACGAAGGCGCCAGCCACAGCGCCGAGCAGCCCAGCGACACCGAGCATGAGAACCAGGACGAGACACTGGTAGCCGTCTTCGAGACGGCGACGGAAGCTCACCGGTCCACCTCCTTGACCGGCCAGGGCCGGACATCACACAGCTCCGTATGGCCCAGATCCAGGACACACCGGACACCAGCCGAGGACACCGCCTCGCACTGCGGGCCCAGCGACTCCAACATCGCGTCGACCAGGTCAACGGCGCGGGTGGCCACCGCGCGACGCCGCTCGGCGGGGGTGAAGGCGGTCACCGGGCCTCCCACCGAAGACCTCCCCTGCTCCACGAACAGATCCGGAGCATGGAACGCCAACGCCTCCACCGCCTGATCGGCCAACTCGCTGGCCTTCCAGTGCCGCATGATCCCGTTGACGCCGGCGAGGTGACCGGCCACCGCGTCGACCGCCTCGGACCAACGGCACGCGACGAGGAGGAAGTCGCCCCCCGGCAGCTCCACGGAGCGGCTCGCGCCGTCACGCTCCATCGTGATACGGATCATGGCCATCACTCCACCGTCCATGCCGGATCGAACCCAGGACGATCACTCACCGCTACTCCTTCGGCGTTCTCGCCCGTGAATCCGGATAGATTGATCTTCATTCGTCACACTGCGTACGCAACGCCGCTGCCTCGATCCTCGCCACCAGATTCGGCAACCCATCCCGGATCACAGCAGCCCGAAGATCGTGGTAACGCTGCCGGAGCAGCGCCGTTTCGTACTCCTTAGTGCCCTTTCGGATGTCGCTGCGCTCCCCCGCCTGCGGCGGAGCGGTCGAGGTCATCTCCACAGGCTCAAGGTCCGACTCGTCCACCCGATCCAGGTCGTACACCGTCGCCGAGCAGGACTTCGGGAACCGGCAGCACCGCGGGTCGTAGCCGCAGGTCCACGCCTCAGGCCATCGCTCGACGCACGCCCGCAACCGCCGAGAGCCATCGAACGGGGACAACTCACCCATCGGTGCCGCCCCTCTGTGGTGGTTCGTGGACCGCGTCGAAGTCGATCGGCTCGTGCCCACCCAACCCGGGTGCCACAGCGTCGGCCCAGCCCCGCCACACGTCCCGGTACGCGCCGTGGGTGCCCTCGTACCAGCAGGCCAGCACCACCTCGTGCCGGGTGAGGTCGTACTCGTCGGCGACGATGGCGAGCGGCTCACCGGCCCGGACCATGCCGGCGATGCCCTCGGTGGTGAGTCCCCGGATGTGAGGGCGACCGGCCTTCTTGGCGGGGTCGACCGTCACGACGGGTCGGCCGGGTTGCCCGTCGAACCGGCACACGGTGTGGCCGGTGCCGGCAGTGTGCGCCACCGCCCAGGCGTCCCGCTTCTGCACGTCCCGGGTGGATGTGGGTGCGAGCGGGCGGCACTGCTCGCAGATCGCGAGGTGCCAGCCAGGGCGCACCCACGGCGAGGCGGTGGGCTCAGTCATTCGGCTTCTCCCCGGGGCAACCTAGGCACACCGCACGCAACCGCACAGCCTCGGCCTGGGCTCCTCGCCTGGTCCAGAACCCGGCTATGAACGAGGTGTACGGGCCACCCCGGAGATCACCAACAAGGTAGATGCGCCAACGATGGCGAAGCCGGCCCGGGAACGGACCGCGAGCCTCAATCACAAACGGTGTGCCCATCGTCCGGTCCGGCTTCCCCCAGTTGTCGATGGCGCTCTGCGGCGTTCTCACGGATTCTCCCCGGGGTCCGGGAGCATCGACGCCACGTGGTCAACCCAGCCATGACCCTTCCCGCAGACATGACCATCCGGATAGACCCACCGGCAGCGTGACTGCTCAGCGGTACGGCGGACGCCGCCAGAGGGGTAGCGCGGCTGCTCGGCGGCCAGAAGGACACCGGAGATCGGGGTCGGATCCCAGGTGTGAAAGTTGGGGTTACGCATCGGGCTTCTCCTCGGGGTCCGGCCAGTAGCCGAAGATCAGATCGAATCCGTCGCAGATGCCGCGCAGAATGTCGTCGATCATCTCGCTAATCAGCTCAAGCACCCGGCTTCTCCTCGGGGTCTACGGCCACCGGGACGTGCTGGTGATCGGGCATCGCGACGTGGCCGCGGTTGTGCCGCCGCCAGTCGCGCATCTCGGCGATCGCCTTCTCGACCTCAAGGGCCTGCGGGCCGAGCCCATGCTTGAAGCACAGGTCGCGGTACGCGTAAATCGCGGCGACCGCCAGCTTGTCCTTTGCCTTGATCGTGAAGACGGGCATCGGATCTATGGCCACCGGCTCGTACGTCGCCTCGAACACCTCGGCCTTGCACGGGTAGAACCCGCGGCTGTCCCGGATGATCCATTCACCGGTCTCCAGGTCGAGCCACGCTTCGTTCGCCGCGACGTACAGCCGCAGCGGGTTCGCCTCGGTCGGCCCGTACACGTTGGCGGCGCCCGCCCAGTCCCACAGGTCGGCGATGTTGTCGCCGTCCCACTGCATCGCCTCGATGACGATCGGCCGCTTACGGTAGGTCAGGGGCATCGGTCAGTCCTCCTTCGGTTGCGGGTCTACGGCCACCCGACTCACTGTGGGCGGGTACTCGGGCACCTTGGCCAGGTCCGCACGCGTCTGATCGGCCACCAACTGAGCGCTTCAGCACGGGCGTCGGTCACCCCAGCCCCCGCGCCCGGTCCCGTTCGATAACCTCGCCGAGTCCACTACAACCGTCCAGGTGCGAAGTACCGATCGGGGCCTTGCACTCCCCGCACCAGGGCGGCAGCGGAGGGTCCTGGCCTGGCACGTAGTCCCAGTTGTCGTCGCGCTCGTCAGCCACGGTTTTCCTCCCCGATGCGGTTTTGAAGATCTTCTTTTGGTGGCGCCTCCGGCGCTCCGGCTGACGCCGGGGTGGACAAGGTCAACACGAGTCGGAGACCAAGCGCGCGAGCCCACCTCTGCAAGCTGTCCAGGCGTGGATCAACGCGGTGGTTCTCGAAATCACTGATCGCGGACTGGGTGGTTCCCGTCCGCCGCGCCACTTCGGCCTGCGACAAGGCCAGCTCTGTTCGGCGCCACGTCAGCGCGACGATCAGCTCGTCGCGATCAGCCTTAAGGTCAGCCCGCAGGGTTGCCAGGGCGGCATCGAAAGCGGCGAACTCCTCCGGGGTTGGGCGGTCGTCACACATTTAGTCCCGCCGATCGCACGCGATGACCAGTTCGGGCCAGCGCCCCGCCTCGTCCGGCACAACGTCGACCGGCACCCCGAACAGCCGTTCCGGGTCCCCGGGCTGCGTCGGCCCGGGGACCGCCTTGCGGTGCCACCGGCGGATCAGATCCCAGTCCGAGCGGGCGATCCGCCACCGTGGAGACAGTCCCAGCGACCTGACCAGTTCCCGGTCGACAGCGCAGAGCAGGCGCCACAGCCAGTCAACGGACGGCTCCGTACCCGGGAGAACGCCCGCCGGTGCGCTCACTGGTCGGTCCCCCGCTCCGTCAACGCGTCGGCGATCTTCTGAATCTTCTGCGCCTGCTCGTCGCTCACCTGGACCGTCACGCAGCCACCCGGGCCTCCCGCGCACCGGCAGGCACACGGATTCGCGGCCTGCTGTTCGACGGTCAGCGGCCACGTCAGGCCCTTGTACTCGACGTCCTCCCGACCCATCCAGGTGTGCGCCTCGGGTGGGTCGAAATGGTGGCCGAACTGGCACGGCTCACAGCGGGCGTACTGGATGCGCATGCTGGTGCTCACCGGTCGGTCCCTCCCATCAGGGCAAGGGCAACCACACCGACCAGCGCGATCATTGGGATGGCCAGGTAAAGCCCCAGGCCGAGGACGATGGTCAGCCGCTCCTTCACCGGTCGGTCCCCCGCTCCAGCCGGGCGTTGCGCAGGATCTTGGCGAACTCGCTGGCCCACAGCGCGACCGCGAGCACGTAGGCCCGCTCGAACGTTGCGAAGGTCCGGTCGATCTCCGACTGGGCACAGCCGCCCGCCCAGTGGTACTTGCCGCAGGCCATGCACCAACTAGCCACGATTGGCCCCCCGCTCCAGCTCGTCGGCGCGCCGCTCGACGATCCCGGCCGCCACGTCGAGCGGCACGTCGGTAGCGACGCGGGCACGCGGGGCGGAGATGTGGCTGCGTATCTCGTCGGCGGCCTGGCGCAGGGCCTGTGCGGCGATCAGCGGGGCAACCGCCCGGAGTCCAACCACCAGGCAGCATTGGTCATAGTCGGCCTGGCCGGACGGGTGGTCGAGGCGGCCATGCTCGAAGTCCGCGCGGACTGCCGCAGTCACGATCTCGTCGGTGATCTCGATGTCAGGCATGGTCCACCTCGAACGGCTCCGCGGACGTATCGAACAGCGAGTCGGGCCAGTAGTCCGTCTGGACGTACTGCCCGACCACCGCACCGGCCGGGTTGGACAGGGTGATGACCTGCCGAACGTGCTCCCGGGGTTCGTCGTGGAGCACCTGCCCGGGTGCCCGCTCGGTGCGGATCTCGATCCGGCCACCACACGGCAGCGGCTGGACGAACACCCTCGGCGGGTAGGGGAACCCGTCGGAGACCACCGTTCCGACCGCCAGGATCGCCGCTACGGGCTCGGTGGGGTCAGGCACGGGTACTTGGGTAGGCATGCCGGGAGAATCGATTTCAGGGGCTTCTTCGGTTGTCGCCTCCGGCTCCCCGGCTACGCCGGAGTGGTCAGGCCCGTCGGCCGGCGCGTACACCACGCCGCACAACGTCACGGGCTGTCGCCGGGCAACGGCGCGCTCCAGATCGATCGCTACCATGCCGGCCGGCCAGCCATCGACAACGGCCCGGTCCACACGCACACCACCCGTGGATGGCGGTGACGGAGGCGCGACCGACGGACGAGGTGGTGGCTGGACCGATCCGGGAGCTCTCATCTGCCCGCCCCTCGGGACGTCCGGCGCAGCCGGAGCGGCGGAGCCGCCATCCAAATCGCTCATGATCCTTCGCCTTTCAGCCAGTCCACGAACTCGACCCAAGCCCCGGCCTCGAACTCCAACATTCCCAGGTCCATTCGCCGATCGGGTCGCCGGCGTTCCAGTCCTCGACCAGTGCCCGTGCTGCGACGTCCGCTTCCGCCGGGGCAATGTTGATCATCCGTCGTAGCAGCGCAAGCACGCCGTAGTGCCCTACGAGCCGGCCGACGAGGAGCCCGTATTCGCGCGCCGCCCGCCGGTAGTCGACGCTGCCCCGGTCCGAGCGCAGGTAGTGGTGGTCCCCGGCGCGGGCGATGTCGGACTGGACCAGGCCCGCCAGGTAGCGGGCCAGCTTGTCGGCGACGTCCGGGTCTTCACTGCTCGGGTAGGGGGCGACTTGTTCGAGGTAGGACTGTTCGTTGCTCATGTCTCTCCTCCTTGGTGATCTTTCGTAGTTCGATCTATGGCTTCCCTGACAAGAGCGGCACCGGCCTGGATCACTTCCGGTGGCTGCTCGACGATGTCCCGCCACGCTGGTGGCGGCCGGTCGCCGGGGTATCTCGGGCATTCGTGGACCCGTAGGAGCCGGATGTCGTCGGGTGTGGTGGCGAAGGCGACCCATTGGCCGGTGCGGGCCGAGTACAGCCAGGCCAGTGGGCGTGAGCATCGGAAGCAGCCGGCGATTTCGGGTGGGTCATCGATCGTCAGGCTCATCGCCGGCCCCCTCCGTGGTTCGGCCGTTGACCTCGGCCCGGCAGACCCCGCACAGGTCGACCGGGCGGCGCCAGTTCGGGCAGTCGGCGGAATGTCCGTTGCGGCGGCTGCGTCGGAGCGCCCGCGATGCGGGATCGTCGATCTTCTCCGCCAGGTGGACGGCGAGCGCGGCGAGGTCAACGCGGCGGCGGGGCTCGATCACGCGACGCGCTCCTCTCGCAGGGGGTGGCAGTTCGGGCAGCGGACGAGCCGGTTGGGGTTGTCCCGTTCGACGAGCCGGTTGGGTCCGCACTGGCCGCAGGCCGGCTCGGGCTCGGGTCTCGGCGGCGGATGCCGTTCGGCCAGCAGCGTGGCGAGGTCTTCATGGGACATCCCCCGGACGTAGCCGGCGATCCGCCGCGGGGCGTGCCGCGCTTGCACTTGATCGACAATCCATCGGGCGTCGTCGTCGTCGCACCCGAGCCTGTCGACAACGAACCGGACCGTGCCGTCGCGCGCCCCCGATGATGACGGTTTAGTACTTGGTTCAAGGACGGTTTGTAGGAAGCCCACTTCCGGTCCCTCGGGAAGCCCACTTCCGGTCCCTCGGACGCTGGACTTCCGGCCGGAAGTGGGCTTCCGTGCGGAACCGTGGTTCCTGGCCAACCCCTCCCCGGTGGAGTCGTCCGTGGCGCTGACCTGCGATTTTTCCGTAGATCCACGGTCATCGTTGCCGCTCCCGGTTCGAGCGGAAGCACACTTCCGGTCCAGTCGCAGATCCCACACAATGGGTCGCTCGTCCGCTGCAATGTGTTGCACCAGCTTCTGGTTGCCGCGGGCAATCAGACCGTCCGCTTCGAGCTGGGCCAAGTCGTTCCGGACCCCCCGTGGGGTCTTGCGGGTGTACCGGGCGAGCGTCGCCTGCGACGGATAGGCGCCGCGGCCATCGCCGTCGGCGTGGTTGGCCAAGCCGATCAGCGTGGCCACGAGGTGCGGCCGGACGTCGACCGCCTCCTCCAGCACCCATGTGATCGCCTGAACGCTCACGCAGCCTTGCCCTTCCGTTGCTGCTGCCCGGACATCGCCGGATTCCCCACCCCCGGAGCCACCCCGGTCCGCTGCCGCACCTTCGCCACAGCCCACTCCGAGCACCCCAACGAGTCCGCAATCCGCCGATCCGTCATCCCCGACCGGGCCATCCGCGCGATCAACGGGGCCTTCGCCATCACCGACCCACGCTCCGCGGTCAGCGTCGCCGCCGCGGCGTGCGCATACAGCCGGCCGTCCACAACCGACCAGGACACCTCGCCGACGATGCGGCAATGTGCCTCGCGGGCCATCTCGTCCAGCTCCCGGCACGCTTCGGCGCGGAGCATCGACAGCGGCAACTCGGGGCGCAGGATCGGCCACGACGCGCGAAACATCCACCCCGTGCCTGTCATGCCGCGCTCCGCAGCTCATGGCGCCGCTCCGCCCTGGCGGCGCACCGGCGGCATCGCACGTTCACCCGGTTCCGCGGCACGAACTCCTTCTCACACTCGATGCAGGACCGCACACCCCACCGCGACAGCCGGGCCCGTTCCTCACCCGTCAACCCGCCGTACACACCGAACCGGGACTGGCCGGTACGCAGCCTGCTCTCGATGCGCAGCGCGAAGGACAGACACTCCTCGGCCACCGGACAACGGCGGCAGAGTTCCCCGATGAACTGCTTGATCTCCGGGCTGTCCGCCCTCGCGAATGCGAGGTCCGGATCCAGGTCGCGGCATTTCGCCTGCAGGTGCCAGGACTCAGACACCGGACACCCCCGGAACCTGGTCGAGCACCCTGCGTGCAACGTCGGCGGGCATCAACCACGGCACCGGAAGGTAACCGCGGGTCTCCACCGGCTCGACCAGCGCGACCACATCGGCCAGCACCAGATGCTTGGCCACCGGTCGACCACCCTGCCGGGGCGGGCCGTAGAACGCGTCACCCCACGGGGCACAACAGTTGCCCCTCGGCTCCAACGCCGGCCACTTCGCCTCGTGGCAGCCGACCAGCGTGGCCACCGCCAACACCTTCCCGAACAGACCACGGAACTCCGACCCGCTCAGGCTGCGCTGCGCCTCGTGCCCGTACCACCAGCGACGAAGCCGCGGATCCGTAACCGCCGCCGCGTCCCACACCGAACCGGTATGGATCGCGACGCGCCGGCCGACGTGCTCCGCCGCAACCATCCGACCCCGGTTCTCGACCAGCTTCTCGCCGTCCCTGATCGCCGCTGCCCATGGGAGACGGACAGTGATCGCGTAAAGCTCAGACACCTGACACCTCCCGGGAAGGCTCGACCGTCAACTCAGCGAGCGCGGTGTCCAAGTACGCATCGATGAGATCGAGCTGACCTTCGACCACCGGCGGCGGCTCCGGCTCGGGTTCCGGATCGTCGTCGCCACCGTCGCGGCGGTCCTCCTCGTACTCCGAGCAGGTGTACTTCCCGCCCAGTTCCGGGGCGGTCTGCCCTTCCGGCCGGCCGGCGATCTGGCGCCACGGCTGCTCCACCCACTCCTCGGGTGTGCTACCCATGATCGCTACCGCGAGCAGCGCGCACCCGAGCAGCCCGTTGTTACGCGGGTCCGGCTTCACTCCGTCGACCCGGGCCGACCGGTCGTGCACGCACGTGTCACACCAGCGGTCGGTCCACGCATAACCCTCGGAGCCGTTCGAGAACGCCGGCTTGTCCCTCGCCGCCGACAGTGCCTCGTCGTAGCTACGCATCTCCGTCCCCCCAGATTTCTTCCCGTGCCGCCTCGATCGACCCCGCCAACTCCGGATGCGAATCGGCCAACTCCGCGAACACGAGCGCCACCCGATCCAGCCGCCGCTTCACCCGGACCCGCAGCGCAGCCTCGTTGTCCATCCGCAGCCGCAGTTCTTCCATGTGCCGGGCCGCGGCCTGCGCCACCACCACCTGCCGACACAACCGCTCCAACTCCAGCCCCTGCTCCACCAACCGGGCCAGCAGATCCAAACGGGTCGGCGGCCTCTCCAGGTCCGGGCCCTCCACCTGCGCGGTCCGTTCCTCGATCCGCCCCCGGGCACCTACCGGGGCGATGGTGTAGGCGGTCATGAGGACACCTCCAGGACCGGAACGGGCAGCTCAGCGACGTACCAGTGCATCGGCAGCACCCCGTCCGCGTACTCCAGCGCGTGCCGCTGGTCGGCCGGCAGGTCACGCGCGAACACGGGCCAATGGGTCGCCTCAGACGTCACCGCGATCACACGCACCGCGGTCCGGTCGCACTGCAGCGTGTGTGACGTCAATCCGAGCGCCGCCCGATCGGGCTCATCCATGTCGGTCAGCCACACCAGCTCGCGGCGGCCGAGCACGACCTGCGGGTGTGGAATCAGCCACCGCTTCGCGCGGATCAACCTCGCCGAGTGCTCGCACGTGTAGTGGTAGAGCTTCACAAGGACACCTCCGCAGCGTCCGAGATGTCGTCATAGTCGATGACCTGCACCGGGATACCGGCCCGTTCAGCCCGCTCAGCACAGTCCGTGGCGCCCTTGGACAGGCTGCGGATAAGCGCGAGGCACACATCGGCTCCAGCCCGGACCATTTCGGCGTTGCGGGCCACACCGGCCCGCTTGCCGAGCTGCTTCCAGTCAGCCGGCCACCGATCGGCACGGACCGACCAGCCCTCGAACCGGTGCCGCCTGACCCAGTCGTCGGCCATGACGTCCCCGCCCCGGGAGCAGGCGCCGTGCCGGACAACCACCTCGTCGTAGCCGGCCTTGAAAGCCGCTTCGGCGAGGATGGTCAACGTCTGGTCCACCACGTCAGGGCGGTCCCAGGTCCGTGACGCGGTAAGGATGATCTTGAAGGCGGTCATGACGGGACCTCCGTCCAGCGGCCCACACAAACCGGGCACGCGGGATCGAGTGGGCAGCCGTGCAGACACGAGCCGCAGGACTGCTCCTCGCAGTGGCTTCCGTCCGGAACCGCGTTCTCGCACAGCACCGGATCGCAGCGGCACTCAGGGCACTGCTCCGCCTTACGCCAGTAGCCCTTGTCGTCCAGGAACACCGCACCCCACCAGGTGGACACGGGGACCTTCTGGGGGTCCTGCTTCCAGCGCATCGACAGGCCGGCCAGCCGAGCCTCAGCGCGATGGCGTTCGGCCCATTCGTGGCATCCGCCGGCGGACGTCGCCGAACCGCACAGGACCACCAGATTGGCGGGGAGGTTCGTCTCCGGCCGGACGTCGCCGCCGGCGCCACGAGCACGCCGGTGCTGAACGGACCACTCTTCGCCGCGTCCTTCGGCCCGGACCGCCTTGCCACAGCGGACACAGCAGCCACCGTCACGGTCGAAGACCAACTCGACGACAGAGCGTTTAGGACCGGTGTCCTTGACGCGCTTCGCGCTCTGCGCCTTACGGCGCGCGATCCCGACCCTCGCGGTCAGCTTCGCCTTCGCCCGGAGCGGGGTGTACCGCCTGATCTCGGTGCGCTTCACAAGGTCACCCCCGCGGACAGGTGGGACAGCAACTGCTCACCGATGAAACGCGTGTAAGCAGGCGGAATGGCCTGCCGGCCTTCGAACTTCGACATCCACGTGCAGCCCATCGCATCCGCGAACGCCCGCTCGTCCTTGTGCTCGAACGGCAACAGCCTCCGGTTGCGGTAGCACGAGCACCGCGGCAGCAGCTCGTAACCCGACCAGTTGCCGACCATGAAGTCCCGGTGACGGCGCACCCGCAACCCGAACTGCGTTCCGCACAGCCGGTAGTCCGGGCGCAGATCCCCCATCACCGACGCCTCCGGCACGTTCTCCACAACCCACGGCCGGTCCACCACGGACAACGCCATCAACGTCGGCGCCAACGTGTCCGGATGGTCATCCCTGCTACCCCGCCAGGCCGTCACCCGCGCCCGCGTCTGACACGTCGGACTGGCATGGACCGCGTCGTACACCGACAGCACGTCCGCATCCCGCAGCACCTCAAGGGCATCGTCGCGGATGAACTCGAACGGATAGTTCGGCTGGTCGACGACATCCACCCCGACCACCTCGAACCCCGCCAGGTGGTAACCCATCGCAGCACCGCCAGCACCGCAGAACAGATCCAGCAGCCGCGGCCTCACGACGCACCCCCGTGCTCAGCCAGCCGGCGAGACACCTTCGCGATGACCCGTCGAGCAGGCGCACCGGGCTGTTCGATGCCGACCTTGCCGTGCACCGCAGCCTCCGAACCACTGGCGAACAGCGGCACCGGAGAGGAGTACGTGACCGTCGCTCGGTAGCTGGCGACCGTCATTTCGCCGGCCCGGACGGCGATCCGGAGCGCCAGCAGGTGAGCGCCGTCGTGGCAGCCGGCCCAACCGGCGCACACTCGGCCGTCCCGCTGGTGACACAGGAACACGCCGGGCGGCTGCGCGTAGGTCGGCTCGTCGTAGCGGGGCAGCTTGTCGTACTCCTCGACCGCCCACACCCCGGACGGGACATCGCGACGGTACGGGCAGGACTCACACGGGCGCGGCGCCGGGCCGCGCAGAGTCGCCGTCATGCGACACCCCCACCGTGCTCAGCCAGCCACGCCTTACCGGCGGCGTTCAACCGCACCGGATACGGAGGACGAACCGGCGTAGCACCCGGACCCTCCAACAGACCCGCCCGACGGAACTCAGCCACCCTCCCCGTAACCACAACCTCACTCGCAGGACCCTTCTGCCAGGTCACCATGCCCTTGACATGGCCGTGGTCGATGACCTGCTCGGCCTTGATCGCGCGGGCCAGCTCGATCCGACGGTCGGAAGCAGGGAAGGTCATGACCCACCACCAAGATCAGAAGCATTCTCATGTGTCGCCTCCGGCTCCCCGCCTACGGCGGATGGCTTGGGCTTGATGCCGAGCTTGCGGGCCGCGCGGCGCTGCTCCCGATTGCCCTCGGGATCGGCCGAGATCTGCCGCATCCCGGTCGAGGCGCGGTGCCCACCGTTGCGGGTGTTCAAGCCACGACGCGAACTCACCGGGACTCACCGTCCTCGCGGAGCACCGCACAAGCCACGGCTTCCAGTCGTTGGTCCCGGCACGCGCCCGCGGTGGTGATGGCGCCGGCCAGGCTTTCGAAGACGTCGGCCAATGCCAACGCCACCGCCGGCTGCATCATCGCCACGAACCCCGCTAGGCCCTCGGAGTACGTCTCGATGTCCTCGCACAGGTCACAGGCGTCCGATTCCATGTCGACCGTGTGGGTCTTCCGACACGCCCGGACCCCGGTCAAGCTCTCCGAGTCGGTGAAGACCGGGAACCACGGGCGGTCGTGCCAGACGACCGGCAACGTGGCCGTGTCCTTGCGCAGCCTGGCTGCTGCACGGTGCAACAGGTCAGCGCTCATCAGATGTGGCAATCGAGGACGACGAGCACGGTCTCGGGTCGCAGCGATTCGAGGTACTTGTTGACCGCGATGTTGTAGCCCTCCCGCTCACCGGGACCGTCGGACGACATCCCGAACCAGCCCATCCGGCCGGGCGCCACCCACTCACCATCGAGCGTCACAAGCGCGTAGCCGGGGACCGCTTCGAGCCGGGCCAGCCGCTCGAACTCCTCGCGCGAGGTCCCGTACATCACCTCGGGGCACTCGCCCCACCCGCTGATGTCGGCCTGCTGCGCCGCTCTGATCGCCGGGTGGGTGTTGTACCGAAGCCGAGCCTCCTCGATGCTCAGCTCCTTGAGCTCGACCAGGCCGATGAGATCGGCCCAGGCCGGCGGCTGGCCGTGCTCCGCAACGATCTCCACCCAGCGGTCATAAGCCGGCAGCCGCAGCGCAACGCGGGCGTCGCGCATCGCATCGAAGTCGAGCAGCCCGACCGGGCCGCCGTCGCACCAGATCCGGCCGTCGTTCTTTTCCTCGCCGGAGTCCCAATCCTTGCGGGCCAGGATGATGCCGGCGCCCGGCTCGCGGGCGACGAAGTACTCCCTCCACCGCCCGCCGATGCGCCAGTAGTCCCACTTCGCCTCGGGGTTGCTGGTCGAGATGGTGTAGGCGCGACCCTCGTCATCGATGCGCAGGCGCTCGCTGTCGCTGTCGTCGTCGGCCAGCGCGACCTCGTTGCCGGGATGCCAGCGGGCGTTGTACGCCTCCGCCACCTGCGCCCAGGTCCACGGGCCGGGGCCGAACTTGCCGACCCATGCAGCGGCTTCTCCGAAGTCGCGCATCTCGTCGGCCGCCCGATCCTCCGGCGTCCACTGTTCATACGGGCGTTCCAGTTTCTGGCGTCGGGCGTCCGCCAGCTCGGACTCGTACGTCGCGATGCCATGCTTTTCCGCCTTACGGCGCAGTGCCCTTGCCCACCAGTGCTCGTCCGGCGACCCTTCCTCGTAGTCGCGGTACTCGGCGACCTCCCGGTTCTCGTTCCAGCGCTCCATGCGCTCGGCCAGGAAGTCGTCGAGTTTGCGGAGTTCGATATCGGCCGGCACGCAGACCAGCACGGAGAAGTGGCTCATGAGTCATTACCGATCGCGTAGAACTGCTGAAGATTGCGATCGACCCACCGCATGTCGGCGAGGTCGGAAGAGTTGACGAGCGCGGCGAAAGCGTCGTTGACACTCGCGGCGACGGCTGGTGGTAGCGGCGCGTTCTGCCACGACCGGATCGGATCCGACGGGTCACACAGGTGCGGTGCTCCGCGATGTGCCAGGCAGGACCACCAGCCACAGCCGGGACACCGGGTCGTCACGCCCGACGTGGGTTCGCAGCCGCAGGGGAGGATCCGCCCGGCGAGCAGGTCGCCCAGGTCCGCCTCGCCGCCCCCGTCGATCTCGGCGCGCAACTGCCCGTCCAGCAGATCGGGCTCTGCGTACGTGTCGTCCTCACCGCGGCGGGTCAGCGCCCGGCCCAACTCGACCAGTCCCCGCCCGACCGCGGCCAAAACCAGCACCGGTAGGGACAGGACCAGGGCCACCGCCGCGGCGACGAGGACGACCGACCACACCAGGGCCTGGCCCAGCAGCCGCACCACCCGGGTAGGGCCTACCGGGCCCACGAGGACCACGGCCAGGCCGCCGCCAAGGAGCAGGAGTCCGAAGACGTTCACGACGCCACCCCAGCGGCGACAAGATCCTCGTACTCATCTTCGTGGTCGAAAAGGCTGATGAACCGGCACACCGGGTCCGGCATCCACGCAACCCAGTCGCCGCGCGCATCGGCGATGCCGACCCGGTTGACGTCCCACAGGAACATGCCCCCTGGGCCGCGCAGTTCGGGAACCCTGTGGGCCAGCCAGAGCGCCACCGGGCACGTCCCGCACTCGCTCTTGTGACCCCGGATGCCGGCCCCGCGCAGGGTCCGAGCGACCTCGTCCGGGGTGTCGCCCAACTCGGCCAGTGCCGCCTCGACCAGCGCCACCAGCGCGGCCAGTTGCTCATTCACTGGTCTCACCTCGCAGGTGAGACCGCCACCGGTCCAGCGTCTCCGCACGCACCCAGCCCGAACGGACCGCCCGGTAGCCCGGATCACCCTCCTCGTGGAAGTTGCTCAACACCTCAGCGAGCAGGGCGCGCAGCGAATCGGCCACGGCCCGCAGGTCGACAAGGGCCTGCATCGCGGACTCGTACGCGTACGACGACGGGGAAGGATCGGCACCGGCGAGGCGTTGGAGGCGCTCGATCTCGGCGACAAGCCGCGGTACGTCCTCGACCAACGAGGCCGCGTTCGCGATGTACGCGGTGTCGATCCACTCGCGACCCTCGAAGATCCGCAGCCGGTCCTTGATGGCGTCCAGGTCCAGCTCACTCACCCGGACTCACCCGCCTTCCCATACCCGGGGAACGGCTCATGGCCGAGACGGCCATAGACGGTGTCCCTGAAGTTCAGCGGCTCCCACTCGGCGGGCTCCTCACCGTCGGTGCGGCGGTACTCGATCCGCACCTCGGTGCCGGCGGCGTCCAGCGCGACCGCGGCTTCCTCAACGTCGTGGAGCTGTGCGAACTCGCGGTGCTCGCCGTCGACCTCGATCCGGTACGCGAAGTCACCCATCGGAGCCCACCTCCATCGGGTCGTGGAGAACACCGGGCTCAACCAGCGCCGGAAGGGCTTCGGCTGCAACCGGTTCAGCCCACCCAGGGATCTGCTCCTCGGGCTCCGGTCCGGCGAATGAGGGCCAGGTCCGGTAGTTGCCTTTCTTGTCCAGGCCGTAGTACGGGGACTGGTACGTAGGGTTCTCGATCACAGGACATTCACCTTCCGGCTGTCCCTGCGCCACCAGCTACGCCGGCGCACGAGGTGGATTTCCGCACCCTCGGCCCGCTCGTGAAGTAGGTACGCCCATGCCTGCAGGGCCCGGTTCACGGTGTCCGTCTTGCTCAGCTGCTCGATCTCCGCCGCTGCGTTCAGCGCCGCGACGGCGCGGGCGGTCAGGTTGACGGTGAGCCTGGTCAGATCCTGGGCGCTCACGCTGCTTTCACCCCCGCCGCTTCAGCCTCGGCGCGACGGATCCGCTCCAGCAGCTCGGCCCGGTTCCACGAGTTCGTCGCGGACAGGTCCAGGTCGAGCACCGGGTAGGACCCGGTCGAGTGGAAGATCGGCGTGGGTTCGGTGTCCAGGACCGGCCGCAGCCACGGGAACACCGGCTCGGCCGGCTCCACGACCGGCTCGGCCACGTACTCCGGCTCATCGGTGGACGCCTCCACCGCGGCGTGCCTCGGCGGCGGCACCAGCGGGTACTCCCCCGATGCGTAGTTCGCCGGCACCGACGTGTCCGCGAGCGCGGCCTGTTCCTCGCGCAGGCTGGCCGCCGCCGCGGCGATCTCCTCGGCGCGCTTCTTCCGGGCCTCGTCGCGCGCCTCGTCCTGGGCCTGTTGCACCCGCCGCGGCGTGGGCCACCACGCCCACATCGCCACCCCACCGGCCAGCGTGGCCAGCCCGCACAACGCGGTCACCGCCTCAACCTGGGCGCTCATCTGCCCGCTCCGTTCCGGTACTCGTTACTCGTCGTGATCCCGAGCGCCGTCGGAACCACCAGGTAGGTGCCCGCGCTGCTCACCACCGCTTTGCAGGCCAGCCGCAGCCAGAACAGTTCGTCCACCGACGTCGTGACCTTGACGTCGCCGGCCGGGCCTCGGCGGAACTTCGACTGCTCACGGCCGTAGACGTGACCCACCCGCATCGCTTCCAGCAGTTCCACGAGGGCGGGGCGTAGGTCACTCATCGGACTCACCGCCGCTCGCGGCCGGCGGTGTCAGGTCGGCGATCAGCCGGTCACGCTCGGCCGGCGTCAGCACCAGGTGCAGCTCCTGCACCCAGCTGTGGTCGGTGCGGGACAGCGTCCGCCCGATCCGCAGGATCGCGTTGCCGACCGGCACGTGCTCGATCTCACCGATCACGGCGAACCGCTCCGGGGTGTACGGGTTGATGTCCGCGACGTCCATCGCGCCGGCGTAGCGGCACCCGATCGGGTACTCGACCTCGCCGTGCTTGACCGCTTTCGGTGACGTGGCCTGCTCGGCGGCGCCGATGAACGCGTTGGCGGCGTGGTAGGTCATCGCGGCTCACCGCCGTTCAGCACCCGCAGGTACTCCAGCAGCTCCCGCATCTCGCGGTCCTCGGCGGCGCGGTCGATCCGGAAGTGGTCCGCGAGGAGCTGCTGGATGCTGCGGCCGTCCGGCTCGAACGGCTCGTCGTGGAACCGGGTAGCGCGCATCAGGTGCACGCCCTCCGCGTCGAGCCACTCCAGGAAGCCGCCGATGGCGTCGAGCTGCGGGCGCAGCGCGGTGATCCGGTCGAGCGTCGGCGTCGCAGGACGGGGGGCGTCGGTGGTCTTCTCGGTGCTCACTGGGAAGACACCTCCCGGTACGTCACGGCTCTCCTGGTCGTGGCGTGGCGCAGACGCTGCCGGGCGTTATCGCAGGTTCGGCACTCGCGCTTGCCAGGCCGGTTCGGGCGGCGGATCGTGTTCGCCTCAGTAAAGGCGTGTCCCCGCTGGCACCGATTCGTCCGGTAGGCAATGGCGCTCGGGGCCATGCCGCGACGCGTGTTCTCGCCGTGGGTCACCGGCTCCAGGTGCGCTGGGTTGACGCACCTGGGCGTACGGCATAGGTGATCCAGGACCTTGCCGTCCGGAATCGCGCCGACGATCAGTTCGTACGCAACAATGTGCGCTCGTCGCGTCCTTCCGCCGACCCTGAACTGCCCGTAGCCCCCGCGCTTGACCTGCACCGAGGCCGTCCACAGCCAACAGCTGTCGTCGGGAGCCTTGGCGACCCTGGACCAGAAGCGGTCCTCGTCGGGTCCGTTCATGGGATAATCCCCTTTCTCGGGGCGGTCCCGCCGCTGTTGGACACGGGTAAGCGGGACCGCTTCGTTGTGTGGTGCCGTTTCGGGTAGGTCCCGGTCCGGCGGCGGGGTTGCGTATGCCAGCACCGCCGGACCGGCGTCTAGTGGAAGTGGACAAGTCCGCTATCGGCGGCCAACTCGAACGCCCGGGTCCAGTTGGCGTATTTCGCGGTGAAGTAGCTCTCGTACTCGCCCTCGCCGGGCTTGTACCGCTCGGCATGCTCGCGGAAGTCGGCCAGAAGGTCCGCTGCCGCTTCCGGACCGATCGAGCCCTCGTTATCCGCGAACCAGATCAACTCATAGAACGGGCCCGCCGAGTCGCGCTGCGGGTTGAACTGGTCCTGGAGGTCGGCGCGCCACAGGTTGTAGCCGCCGTACGAGCCAGCGTGGAAGCGGTGCGTCACCGTCTCCGGCGTCACGGAGTAGCAGCCGCCCTGGAGGAACTCCCGTTCGCCATGTCCGACCAGCTTGGTACCGATCACTGGGATGCCCCGGAACGACTGCGGGAAGCCGTCGTACGCGTACGCCTCGACGTGGTCCTCGTAGTAGCAGTAGTCGTCCAGACCGCCCGGCTCGCCCTCGTTCAGCTCGGGGTCCTTCTTGTGCTTGCCGACGTGCTTCAGCCGGCTGTACGCAGTGATGTCCAGTCCCATCGCTATTCCCCCCTCGTCGAGTAGTTGCCTGGTCGTCCCGCCCACCCGGGGTCCCGGGGCGGCAAATCCCCGGTCCTCTCCCTGCCTGACTCGCAGGTCAGCGGGTGGGCGGGAACGTCTGGGCCCCGACCGGTCAGCACACGCTCGGCCGGAAGCGCGCCGGAAGCGATCACGGAGAAACCCACCCGGCGGCACGCGGAGGAGGATGGGTTCGCTGACCGGTCGGGGGGTCATGGGGTCACGCCCAGGACTGGTGGGCGCGACGCGCGATCTCCTCGTGCGGCGTTTCGCCCGGCATCCACGCCTCCACGGGCAGGTCACCGGCGAGCCGGAGCAGCTTCTCGACGATGGCTCGGGTCTCGGTCGCCGAGAAGTAGGAAGGGCGGCGGGCCAACTGCGCGGCGAGGACCAGCCAGGCATTGCCGGCCCCGCTGTTCAGCAGCGCATCGGTGACGCACTTTGCATGCGCCCAGCCGCGGAAGAAGGTGATGGACTGGCCGGCGGCGATGTCGCCTCGGCACACCGTGCACGGCGTCGAGAACTCGACGTGCGCACCCGTTTCGGAGTCGCGGAATTCGCGCGGACCGGTCGCTTCGGAAACCCTTAGCGGGATGACGTTGCTCATGCCGATTGCCTTTCCACGCTTTTGGGCTTGTCGAGTGAGCCGTGGGCGGCGAGCCTCGCAAGGGCCTTGTCCCAGGCGTGGCTCCAGCCCTTCGGGGTTAGCCGGGCCGAGACCTTCGCCTGCGGGCCGGTGGAGCGCTCGATCGTGTCGTGTTTCGCCCGCATCCAGCCGCTCTTAAGGGCGGCTGCCGTCGGCTCGTTCCGCCTGATTGACTTCGAGCGGATGACCATGCCGATCTCGCCGAGGAAATCGCGAATGCCCTCGTGGAGCAGCTTCACGTCGTACTTCTCGCGGGCGTGCAGTGCGAGGTCGTTCGCGAACTGGGCGATTGCGAACAGCCCGTCCGCCTCACGGAAGTGATCGGCTTGGGCGGCCTTCGGCTCCAGCTCGGCCACCTTCGTCTCGGCCAGTTCGGCGCGCTCAAGCGCTTCAGCCCAACCGCGCAGTGCCTGCGGGTGCGTGGGCATTGCCTGCCGGACCGCTGGCAAGGCCCGGCCGATTTCGGCTTCTCGCGTCCGGACTGCGAAGTAGGTCTGCGCCTCAGCGATCTCCGGTTTCCTGGGATCCCCGTTCATGGTCACGAGGTAGGCCGCGTACCGGGTCAGCCAGTAGTCAACGCGGGGTGCACCGCCAGTACCTTCTTGCCGCCTCCGGCGAAAAGCCTGCTCTGGATCGGTGCCCGCGTTGCGGCACGCTGCGATCGCTCGATCGATGGCCTCTTCGAACCGTCGCCACTGCTCATAGCCGAGATGCGGCTGGAGCTCGCGGGCTGACCAGTACTCCACACCCCGCTCCGTCGTGCGGCGGATCGAGTCGAACGGGCTGCTGTCGCCGGTCGAGCCGAACAGGGTCAGGTCGCTCACTGCGTACCCGCCATCCGGTTGCGCCGGGCCGCGAACATGGCCCGCGCCTTCCGTACCGCAACCTCACGCTCGGCCAGCACCTCAGCCTCGGCGGCGTGGTCCAGGGCCTCCTCGACATACCCGATGACGAACAGGTCCGTGTCCGCGGTGTACGGGCCGAGCAGTGACTCGGCGTGGGCTACTTCCTCAGCGGTGGGGTCGAACGGATAACGGCTCATCGCGCACCGCCGGAGAGCAGCTGGTCGAGACGCCGCTCGAACTCCCCCGCCCGCTTCGCGTCGTACGAGGCGTCGAGCTGCTCCCACGCCACCAGTTCGGCGCGTTCTTGGGTCCGCTCTACGGCGTCTACCGCGTACTGCTGGTCGTCTGTGACGTTCCAGGAGACTTCTTCTGCTGTAGGACTGGTCATGCCGCACGCCCCTTGATCTCGCGGGACTTGTGGAGGCGGTTGTACTTCGGCGCCTCGGTTCGGATGGCATGGATCTCGGCGTCCAACACCTCGCCGAGCGAGTCGTACGGCTCATGCGTCCAGCGGTCGACCTCGGGCCACCACGGCGAACTCGTGAAGTGACCGCGCAGGCGGTTCAGGAAGTTGCAGGTCTGACCGATGTAGAGAACCGAGCCGTCGGCCGCGAAGAACCGGTACAACTCGTAGGCCGGCAGGTGGCCGACGAAGATGCAGTCGTCACAGAGGTCGTGAACCTCCGGCAACTCCAGGTAGGTCCGGGCCTTGTAGCCGATGCCGAGATAGATGCCACAGCGGGTGGCGACGATCAGCTGCGGGCCGTGGTGCGGAGTCCAGATGACCTCGGCCGACTCAATCAGGTGGCTCTTCGTGGTCGCGCTATGCGTAATCGAGGCGAAGCAACCGCGTGGGCGCGCCTTCGTGACCGCGGGGCTGCTCATGCCGCTGACCCCCGGGACGTCTCGCGGGCCTTCAGGTACTCCTGGTACGCGTCCTCGGAGATCCGGTACCGGCGCTTCTTCTTCCCGGTGCTGATGTTGATGCTGCGGATCGCACCGCTCGCGACGATCCGGTAGGCCGTCGACAAGGGGGTGTCGAGGCGTTCGGCGAACGCCGCGACGGTCATCTCCTTCTTCTTCTCGTTCTTCTTCTCGGCCATCACGCCACGTCCTTGGTGGGAGCCGGCACCCGCTTGACCAGTTCGCCGTACTTGTCGTCGCCGAACGTGGCCATAAGGCGGTCGATCGTGTCCTTGCCGGGCCTGGCGTATCCCGTCCGCAGGTGGCGCAACATCTGGTAGCTGATGCCGCAGCCGTCGGCGCGTTGCGGATCGCTGGTCCATCCGCGCTCTTCGCAGAGTTCGTCGAACTTCTCCAAGTCGATCGCCAGAACCTCGGCCCTCTCAGTCATGAGAGTCACCGTAGCCACTCACTCTCATCCACACAAGTCCACCGTTCGGAGGAGTGCTATTCCGTAACACGGTGACCGGTACTCTCGCGTGTGAGATGTTGGAGGTTCGTCAATGTTGGCTGGTCATAGCACCGCAAATGGCAACATGCAGGCCGCCAACCTCTCGCGCATGAGAGTGACATCAGGACAAAGCGGCCCTAGCCTTCCGACCATGCCGAAGGCATGGCCAGTGGCCGAGTTCCAGGAGTACTTGCGCGCGTGCATGGACGCTGCGGGCATTCCGGACTTCGCCGAGTTGTCCCGGCGGAGCGGCGTCGGGCAGTGGCAGTTCAGCACCTGGAAGCAGGGCAAGAACCAGCCGAGCGCGGCGAGTCTGCGGCGGATCGCGCCCGCGCTCAACATCTCACCGCTGAAGCTGTTCTTGGCCGCAGGTGTCAACGACGCGGAGGAGTTGGACCTTTCCGGTCAACCCGATCTCACCGTGCTGCCGGCAGAGATCCACGACTTCATCACTCTGTACCTCGACGACCGTCTAACAGCTGACCAGCGCCGGTACGCCCGGCAGACCGTCGCCTACATCACGTCAGGGCTGCGTGCCGAGCTGGCCAGATCACAGGTCAAGCCGTCCGGGCGACGCCGGGCCGGCTGAGCGGGCAGTCGGATATGACAGATCTTCCACGTTCACTCACTTGCCCTTCCGATCAGGCACCGATCGGTCACACGATGTTCAGACCAGGCGCCATCACGAGCCCCCCAGACCCCGGGGTTCCCAGACACACGAAGGTCCCCGCCCCGATTGGCGGATCGATGCCCGGACCTGCACTCCCGCCGAGGAACCAGGGGGCACCCGATCATGTACCGCATTATCAGCCGTGGCTGCGGAGTCGTCGCCGCGTGCTGCGCCACCTTCTACGTCATGGCACTCATCGGTGCCGCCATCGACCCCGGTGGCATCAACGTGTCGCGGCAACTCAGCACGATCCTGCTCACCGTCACCACCGTCTCCACGCTGATCGCGGTCCACGGCTGGCAGGTCGATACCAGCGCCCGCCGGGCCGCCGACGAGGCCGCCGAGCGGGCCGCCGCCGTGGTCACCCACGCCGTCGCCGGCTCGATCGAGCAGCTGCTGTTCCGGGTGGCGGAACGCACGGCCAGCACCGCCCACAACGAGCTGGTGGCCGCCATCAGCGAGGTCGCCGCTGGCGTCAGCGCCGACCTCTCCGACGCGCTGGGCGGGCGGGTCGAAACCTGGCTCGACCGGGCGCACACTAGGAGAATGATCGAAGAGGCCGCCGCCGGCCGGTCCAACGGCAACGTGTCCTCCATCAGCCGCCGGGAGCCCTGATGGCGTGGGTCCGGCAACTGCCGTCCGGCCTGTGGGCCGCAACCGTCTACCTGACCCCCGGGGACCCGGGCAGCCGCCGCACCGAGACCCACAAGCTCAAGATGGTTGTGACCGAGTGGGCCGTGGACATGGAGGCGGACATCCGCCGCGGCGAGCTGATCGACCCGCGGCTGTCCAAGACCCCGGTCGGCGAGGTGTGGGACAAGTACTGCGGGACGCGCCGGATCTCGAAGGCGGCCCGCGCCCGGGACGCCTCGATCTTCCGGTGCCACGTCCGGCCCCGCTGGGGCGACACCCCGGTCGGCCGGATCCTGAAGCCGGACGTGCAGAAATGGGTCATCGACCTGGAGACCGCCCACGCCGACGACTGCCGGTCCAAGAAGTGTGAAGGCTGCCGGCACGGGGGCTGGGTCATCATCGCCGCCCTGAACGTGATGAAGGCGGTCATGGAACTGGCGGTCGACGCCGGGATGATCCGTTCGAACCCGGCCCGGCGGGTGAAGGCGCCGATGCCGCCGGCGCACGAGGCGCGCATCATCGACCCCGACGAGGAGGAGGCGATCCTCGTCCGGCTCGACACACTGTTCCCCGGCCGCCGCGACGCGCGGTTGTTCGTCGAGACCCTGTTCGAGACGGGTGCGCGGTGGGAGGAGATCGCCGGGGTCTCCCGCCCGGCGGTGGACCTGCGGGCCAGCCTGATCCGGTTGGGCCCGGTCATGGAACGCGACGGGACCGTCCGGGACTACCCGAAGGGTGCCCGGACCCGCCAGGCCGCCGGGTTCCGTAACGCGTCGGTGAGTCCGGAGCTGCTCGGCCGGCTGCGCCCCGTCGTGCTGGCGACTGCCCCTGACGGGCTGGTGTTCACGGCGAGCGAGGGTGGGCCGATGCGCTACCCGACGTGGTTGCGGCGGGTGTGGAACCGTGCCCTGCGGGTGCCGGTGCTCGACGAGCGGGGCAGGCCGGCCAGGGGTGCGGACGGCCAGCCGTTGTGGACGCCGCTGATCGACGAGCCGTTGCCGACGCCGCACGACACCCGGCACACCTACGGGACCACGTTGGCCAACGACGTGCCGGAGGACCCGGCCGAGCGGTTGGAGCTGCACGACCGCATGGCGCTGATGGGGCATGCCGACGTGCGTTCGGCGATGCGCTACACCCACTCGAACGACAGCCGGTTCGACCGGGCGCGCAACGCCCGGCAGCGGCGCAAGTCAGGGTGACACACCGACGATTGATCGACTACGAAAACACACCGCCGACTCATGATCTCTGCGTGGAGATCGCGAATCGGCGGTGTTTTTCCTGGTGGGCGATACTGGGTTTGAACCAGTGACCTCTTCCGTGTCAAGGAAGTTCAGGCGTCTTCCCGACCTGCTGCGGCCCCGCTGATCATGGCGTTGGCCTGCCCGTACCGTCTCGGGGGTTCTCAGGGATTACCACGGATTCTCATGATCCAAACTCACGCCCAACTCATCATGATCAGAGCGGTGGATCAGCCGCCACGTACGTGGCCTTGCCCTGTTGTCCCCTTGTCCACCCGTCCCGACCGAGCAGCATCAGCGCGGACTTGACCGTGGTCTGGCTCGTGTCCAGTTCCTCGGCGAGCTTGGAGATCGACGGCAGCGGGTGGCCCGGCGGCCATTCGCCGGAACGGATCCGGGCGACGACGGACTCATAGACACGGATGTACTCGGCGGGCACGGCGAAACTCCCAGCTTGGCGGCCCGCCAATATCATCACGTCCTCACTGTGTGCAGCAAGACAGTGTTGTCTTAGTCAGCTTAGCCGACTATGTTGCCAGTGGGGCGTTTCCCCCGGCTTGGCGGCCAGGGCTTCAGCCCCCCGGGCCGGAGCCCCCCGCCAGGGAGCAACTCCGGCCCGGTCCCTTCTTCGTGTCCAGGAGGGCCTCCGCATGACCGGACCCGATCCCACCCCGACGTCTCCACCGGTGGAGCTGTCCTCCCCGCGGAGGTGCCCGCACTGCCGCGCCGAGGTCACCGGCGTCATCCAGCACCGGGTGCACCGTGGCCCGGCCTGGCTCGAACTGCAGCCGTGCGGGCACGCGACGACGCAGATGGGCTTCCTGACCACGCCATAGGCTGGCGGCATGCGAGCTGAACTGCGGTACCGGATCGACACCGAGTGGCTGCTGGAAGTGGTCGACTACCACGACGGTGGGCGGGTCACCGGGTTCTCCGAGTCGATCGAGGCTAAGCGCGGCACCGAGTGCGCGGCGGCCGAGGAGCGGCTCCGGCGGGCCGGTCGCACCGTCACCTCGGCCTGGGCGCAGGTCGAGGGCGGTTGGGACGCCGACGTGTCCGGACGCTAGGACTTCTGCGTCACCGTGACCTGGACGCTCAGCTACCGGTGTCCGGATATCCGCTCCGCCAGCCCGTACAGCTCGCCGGTGGAGCGGCGGCGGGCCCGGTCGAGCAGGGACCGCACGGTCTCCGCGGCGAGCGGGTTGGCCCGGGTCCGTGCCGGGGCGAGCCGTTCGGCGGCCGCGAGCATGCGTACCGCTTCGGGGTCGCGGCCGGTCGCGGCGAGCGCCCGGGCGACGTCGAGGTAGAAGGTGGCCCGGCGGCTGACCGAGGCCACCTGCTCGGCCTGGGTCTCGTTGGCCATGGCCACGGCCTTGCCGGGGTCGCCACCGTCGGCCTCCATGGACACCCGCCAGAACCGGATGTTCGTCGGGCCGAAGTTCAGCCCGAGCGTGGTGGTCTGCCCGGTCGCGGCCGCGATGGTCTCCGCCTCCGCGATCCGCTCGGCCGAGCCGGTCTCGTCACCCTGGGCGTAGGCGCCGAACGCGGCGGTGAGCAGGAGCTGGCCGCGGACCTCCAGCGCGTCGGGCTGGTCGACGTGCGCGGCGAGTTCGGCGGCGGCGGAGTCGGCCACGAGTTGGGCGCGCCGGTACAGCCCGCACCCGGTGGCGGCGTGCGCCCGGGAGTAGGCGGCGAGGCCGAGCATCACCGGGTCGCCGAGGAGTTCTGCGGCCTGCTGGGCGCGTTCGCCGACGAGCGCGGAGCCGGTCGCCTCACCCAGGTACCGGATGCCGAACGAGGCGGTTTCGTGGGTGCGGACGAGCAGCCGCAGCGCGCCGGCCTTGGCGGGCCCGAACGCGGACGCGTGCAGGGCACGGATCAGCGCGGGCAGCCGACGGGCGGCGGCGTAGTCGTCGCAGCGGTCCCGCAGGTCACGGATCAGGTGGAACTCGCGTTCCAGCTCGTCGAGCGGCCCGGGTTCGCCGTCGGGGGTGTAGGTGAGGTCGGCCTCGACCACGGCGCGCATCAGCTCGTAGGCGGTCCCACCGGTCTCGGCCTGTTCCCGGTCGGCCGGCACGGCGGACCGGCCGGTCAGCTCAGCGACGGAGCAGCGCAGCGCTTCGGCGATGCGGGCGATCACGAACCGGTTGTCGGCGGACTGCTTGCCGTTCTCGATGCGGCTCCAGCTGGCGATCGAGATGCCGGCGTAGTCGGCGGCCTGGCGGGCGGACAGGCCGCGGGCGAGGCGTTGAGCGCGGATTCGTTCGCCGATCGATGAGGTCACGAACCCAACGTTACACATCCGTATCACTGATTGCGATACGGATACGTAGCGTCGCGCCATGGACCCCACCGAGACCGCCCGGGCCGTCATGCGCAGGCACCAGCCCAGCCGCTGGTGGATCGTCGTCGGGATCAGACGCTGCCAGCAGGGTTGCGGGCGTTGGCCCTGCGGCTTCTGGCACAACGCCCGGGACCAGCGGGACCGGATCCTCGACGAGGCGGCGATCGCCCGGATGCTGGCCATCGTCGCCGAGCTGCACGAGCCGAACCGCCCGCGGCGGGGGGTCCACGATGCGCAGCGGTGAACTGGTGCGTGTCGAGGTGGACCCGGCGCTGGTCCTCGCCGAGGTTCTGCTCCGCCTGCGTCACGCCGGCGCCGACGTGTCCACGGACCAGGGGTCCATGTCCTGCGCCTACAAGCACCTCACGGGGGTGCTCGTAGCGCTGGGTGTGCCGGTGGACGTGGGGGTGCTGGGTGAGGCGGATCTCCTGCTGCTGCGGTGCGTGGCGGCTAGAGGTCGGCGGGCGGGCGCTCCGGTAGCTCCGCGTCCGGCATGCGCAGGTACCAGCGGATGAGTTCGCGCAGGACGGTGGCGCGGTCCGTACCGGCGGCGGCGGCTCGTTTGCCGAGGTCATCCCAGAGCGAGCCCATGCGGATAGTCCGCTTGGTCGTCCCCTTGCCCGGCATGCGAGTGAGGGTGTCATGACATTGGCCTTCTGGCGAGCTTGCGGGTGTCATGGCACCCATCCTACAGTGGGTGCCATGACACCCGAAGATGGCGCCGCACGGGCCGCTGGGCGACCCGCGTATTCGCTGTACGTGATACTCGCGGTGTTCCCCGCCGTCGCGGTCTGCGCGGCGATCACCCATCAGTACCTGCATCTCGCGCTGGCCCTCGCGATGACAGGACTTACGTACCTCGCGATCCGCATCGTCGATCTAGCGAAGTTCGCGCAAGTCTGGGACGCGGCGATCAAGTACTCGAACGCGCGCCTGATTGCGGACGCCGACCGCGTAGAGCGCATGTTCGACCAGCTTCCGCCCAGAAGCTGCGGCGGCGGCTACCTCTACGCGCTTCTGTTCGACACGGGCGCCATCAAGGTCGGGCAGACCGAGGAACCCCGCACCCGTCTTCGCAAGCACCGCAGGGATGCGGATGCCTACGGCGTATCGGTGATCGACTTTTGGCTGTCGTCGCCGCATGTGGAGTTCATCCAGAACGAGACGGTCCTTCTCGCCCTGTGTTCTCGTGCCGCCCGTCGGAGCAAGAACGAGTACTTCCGTGGCATCGCGCTTGACCGGGTGATCCGGCTCGCTTCCACACTTCAGATGACGGCCGCCGTTGAGCAGGTCGCGCGATGACCAGAACCCAGCTCAAGCGGATCCGTTGGGCTGTCCGCGGCGCGCTCGTGCTGGGCATCGCGGCGAGCATCACGGCGAACGTGCTCCACGCGGAACCGATCGCGGTAGCGCGGATGATCGCGGCGTGGCCGCCGGCCGCCCTGCTGATCACGTTGGAACTGATCGCCCGGGTGCCCGTCCACCGCCGCGGATTGGCGGCCGTCCGCCTGCTCGCTACCGGAATCATCGGCGGTATCGCCGCCTGGGTTTCGTACTGGCACATGGCGGCCGTGGCGCAGCGCTACGGGGAGACCGGCGCCGCCCCATACCTGATCCCGGTCAGCGTCGACGGGCTTGTGGTGGTCGCCTCGATCTGCCTGGTCGAGATCGCTGGCCGAATCCGCGAGGTCGGTAGCGAGCCTGCCAAACTTCCCGTCGAAGTTCCCGCCGTTCAGCCGGAACCTGCGCAGGTCACGGCCGATCAGACCGCGGATGCGGTTCCGGCCGAGGTTCCTGCACCGGACGCGGAGCCGAGTGACGACGACGATCGCTCCGCCAAGACCCGCAAGATCCCAACGCCGTCGATCCCTCGTCGCCCGTTCGCTGTCACCCAGCGCGCGGCCGCGGCCATGCAGGCGGACGGGATGGACGTGCCGAAGATCGCGGAAGCCCTGGGTATCTCGGCTCGACAGGTGCGCAACGCGTTGAAGCCCGTTCCTGTCAACGGCAGTTCCCCCGGTCCGGAGCCGGACCGGGGTTAGTTAGACCACCTACCGATAGGAGTAGATCAGTGGCGGAGACACCCGCACAGCAGGCAGCTCGCCTACGCCGAGACGCGGAGGCATACCGCGCGGCCGGCCTGACCAATGCAGCAGCACGGACCGAGCGGTTGGCCACCAAGGCTGAGCGCGCCAAGTAGGAGGAGATCGAGATGGCGAAGAGCCTCGACAGGCAGTTGGCGGACGCGGCGGCGATCAGCGCGCGGAACACCGCGGATCGGCATCCGGACAACGCCCGGATGCAGGAGATCGCCCAGCAGATCGAACAGCAGGCACGCAACACGAAGTAGGGGAGATCGAGATGGCGAAGGAAGACGCTCGGGCGGACGCCGCGCACGCGGCGATGCAGGCGATGGTCGCTGGAGCGAAGGCGGCCGCGAAGAAAGAGGGCCCCGCTGGCTGGAACAAGCCGGCTGGCGGCGGCAAGAAGTAGAGACCGCGGGGTGCGGGGCCTGCTCTTGGTAGGGGACGGTCCGCACCCCGCTCCCCCCTTTGGAGGAGTGAGTAGTTGACCACGGAACCGGAGACGCTCGGTCCGTTCGATCCGGCGAAGATGCCGCGCGAGGGGTCGGATACCAGCTTCGAAGTGGAGCTGGACGAAGAACGGCCACGGCGACATGAGCCGGTGTACGTGGACGTCGTCGCACGTAACGACGAGTTGCTGCCGATCGTGCCGGCGAACTGGCGGACGCTGGAAAACGCACGGGCGAGCATCCGGCGGATCGCCGCCCGGTGGTGGCACATCTTCCGGTGGCACGCACTGCGCGCCCCGTGGCATGGGCTGCTGCTGCTGTGGTTCGCGTTCATCGGCGCGTTCCGGCTGGTCGGGCGGCAGTTGCGGTGGTGGTGGGTGTCCGAGCAGGACGACCTACGCCAACGCGCCGCGACCGACAACGAGCCCGAGGTGTGGTCGAAACTGACGGACCAGGCCCGGGCGATCCGCCTCTACCGGGGGGTTGTGCTGCTCGGCGAGGTCGTGGGCCTGGTCGTGATGCTGGTACTGCTGCACTACGCGCCGGGCTGGGTGGCGGTGCTGATCGTGGTCGCGGCGGTGCCGGTGCTCGCGCGCGCCGGCCGGCCGGGGCGGCGGGTCATCGGCTCGGCGGTGGTCGCGACACGCTTCCGCAAACTCAACTCCGACATCGTGCTGCGCGCCTACCACGCCGCAGGACTGGGACATCCTGACAAGCCGGGTCAGAAGGTGGAGTTCCTGTCCACGATGGCCCGCGACGCCACCGGCCAGGGCTCCCAGGTGCTGGTCGCGCTCGCGCACGGACGGACCTTCACCGAGGCGATGAACGCCCGCGAGAAGATCGCCTCCGGGCTCGACGTCGCGTTGTCGCAGGTCTACCTGACCAGGGACAAGCTGTCCAACCGGTCGCACCATCTGTACGTATCCGACGTCGACCCGCTCTCGATCCCCGCCGGCCGGTCCCCGCTGCTGGACTGCAAGGTCCGCGACATCTGGACCGCGGCGCCGCTCGGGCTGGACGAACGCGGCCGGCGGGTCAACCTGCCGCTGCTGTTCCACTCGGTGCTGGTCGGGGCGCAGCCGCGTAAGGGCAAGACGTTCACCGCCCGCTCGCTCGCGCTGTTCGCCGCCCTCGACCCGCACGTACGGCTGTCGGTGTTCGACGGGAAGGGCTCCCCCGACTGGCGAAAGTTCGCCCTGGTGGCCTGGTCGTTCGGGTTCGGCCTGCTGCCGGACAGGATCCAGGGTGATCCGCTGGAGACGCTGGTGTGGACGTTGCAGCAGATCAAGCAGGACGTCCTACGCCGCAACGTGAAGCTGTCCGAGTTGCCGACGTCGATCTGCCCTGAAGGGAAGCTGACCCGCGACATCGCCCGGGATCCGCGCTTCGGGATGCCGGTGTGGGTGGTGATCCTCGACGAGTTCCAGGAGTTCCTGAACAGCGGCGACGACGAGCGGGACCTGGTCGTTGCTGACCTGCTGGTCTTCATCGTCAAGGTCGGTCCGTCGGTGGGGATCATCCCGGTCGACTCCACCCAACGGCCCTCAGGGATCGGCTCCACCGGCAAGGTCGCGAAGCGGTTCACCGACTTCCGCGACAACCACCTGACCCGCTTCGCGCTGAAGACCGGATCGTGGCAGGTCAGCGACCTCGTACTGGGCGCGGGCGCCTACTCGGAGGGGTACGACTCGTCGGCGCTACCCAACGGCGACGGCAGCGACGGCGGCTACGACTACCGCGGTATCGGCATCCTGTACGACTCCCCCGTCGGCAACGCCACCGTGCGCACGTTCCTCGCGGACGGGCAGGACGCCGAGAAGATCCTGCTCGCCGCCCGGGCGGCCCGGGAACGGGCCGGCACCCTCGACGGCATGGCCGCTGGCGAAGCGGTCGCCCAGCAGGTCCGCGACGTCCTGTTCGACACCGTCTCGGTGTACCGGGCCGGCGAGGCATGGATCTCCTGGCAGCAACTCGCCAGCCGGCTCGCCGAGCAGATGCCGGAGTACTACGCGGACACCACCAAGGAGGCGATCAGCGCGAAGGTCCGGGCGCTCGGCGCCAAGGAGAAGAAGGGCCGGGACGGGGGGCAGTCGCTGTGGGGCGTTCCGCGTTCGGAGGTCGAGTTGGCCATGAAACAGCGGGAAATCGGGGCTGCGCGGTGAAAGCCGGAACGCGGAACGCTACGGCGTTCTCGCAGGCGGGAGGCGTTCCACGATCCGTTCCGCGCGCGGAACGCGTTCCGAGCACTGCGGAACGCCGCGAGACTCGGAGGCATCGATGCGCGTAACGATCGGTCTAGTGCTGATGGCGATTCTGATCTACCTCTCCGCGTGTGCCTGGGTGCCATTCGCCCGATGCTCCCGCTGCCACGGCACTGGCGTCCGGATGGGCAAGACCCGTCTGCTTCGTCGGCCGGTCGGCAAGCCGTGCCGTTGGTGTCGGCAGAGCGGCCGGCGGCTGCGGTGGGGGCGACGGGTCTGGAATCGGTTCGCCCGGATCCGGGCGGCGGCCGACCGGTGAACACCTTCGCCATCGGCGTACTCGTCGGCGCCCTCCTCATCGGCAGCCTCGGCGCCAGCTACCAGCGCACCGTCCGGGCCCGCTCCGACTGGGTGGGCCTGCGCAAGGCGCACCACGGCGCCCGCCGCACGTTCTGGCGGGAGCTGGGCGGCCTCGTCGGTGCCGCCCTGGCCCCGATCCTCGGCGTGGTCGCGCTGCTGACCGTCCTGTACTGGATCGGGCGGTCGCGGTGAACGAGGTCGTCCGGGACTGGCCGGTCACCGAGGCCACCCGCACAGCCCTACGACTCGCCGAGGAACGGGGGCAGCTGGTGTCCGCCGAGCGTCGCGGCGACGTGGTCCGGGTGGTTCTGCGGGATGTCGTGGTTCGTCGCCGGGCGCAACCAACCACGACAGGACCACGACAGACCACCACACGACGCGCGGCCGTTGTCGGGGCCTCCGTCGGGGCTGGGCTCGGAGCTGCCGGCGCGGCGGCCTGGGGGGTTGTGGAGCTGTTCATCTGGGCGGCCGGGCACGTTGCCGTCATCCTCGGCGGGGCGGTCGCCCTCCTCTTCGTCGCTGCGCTCTTGACCCGCTTCCTGGTGGGTGGCGGGGACAGCCATCCCTGTAACCGGTAGGTCAGCTCTCATCCAGGAGCGCGCGGTGACGCTGGACGTAGCGGCGCAGCTCGGCCTCGACGACCTGGGTCATCTTCTCGCCGCGCTTCACAGCGATCTTCTCCGCGTCGTCCCAGACGGTCCCGATGCGGATGTTTCGCTTCGGGGTCTGTCCGGTGGCTGGCCGGCCGCGGCGCTTGGGTTCGGTCTCCTCCATCATACATTTAATGTACCACAGAATCTCCATTCCAGCTAGGCCCCCCGGTCCAGCCGGCACCACAAATTTGTACCACCGAAAACCCTTGCACTCCCCGGCTTCGTCTGGGTATACTTGTGGTACAACAAAGGGAACACACCAGGGAGGACAGAGAGATGGACGAGCGGACCTACACCGAGACGATCGAACTCCTGAACAACGTCGAGCGCATCCACACCACGATCGCGATGACCAGCCCCACCACCGGGCGGACCGCCAAGGTCCCGGCCAGCCGGGTGGACGAGCGGCTCGCGGCGGGCTGGACGGTCGCGAAGTAGGCGGAGGGCACGGGGGCCCTCCGGGGCCCCCACCTTCCCTTAAGATCATTTGATACGTTTCAATCGGTCCGCGCAATTTTGGGGCCACATCCTCCCTGGACAGCACAGATCCGGCCCCGGATCTCCCTGAGGGAGACCGGGGCCGGAGTCTTTCTACGCCCCCCCGTTGACATAGCCAACGGGGGGACGTATATTTAGGTCATGACAACGAAATGGAACCAGCTCACCAAGGCCCAGCAGAACGCCGGCCGGCGGCTCGCCGAACGGGCCTGGGCCGTCGGCGTCGAGGTCTCCGTGACCCGCGCGGCCACCGACCGGGCGACCGTGCTCGCCGAGGTCGAGGCCGCCGAAGCCACCAAGGTCGCCGGGTGAAGCGCGACGACCTGCCGGCCGACCCGGCCGAGGCCATCGCTACCGTCGACGCCCGCCGCGCCGAGCTCGCCGCAACAGATCAGGATCTGGTCCTGCTTCGCGCCGAACTGCTCCGCGAGCTGGTCGGCGACGGGCGTGGCGGCAAGCAGCGCGCCGCCCAGGTTCTGGGTGTTTCCTGGACCCAGGTCCAGCGTGCCCTCGGCGAGGACGTGACCCGCCGCGTCCGCGCCGCCATCGAGTCCGCCGACCTGGACCGCGACGCCTACGTGGTCCGTGTGGTCGGCGACCACGCCGAGGTGCGGCTCAGCACCGCCCTGCTCGACGACGCCCCGCGGCGGCGCACCGCCCGCTGGGTGGCGCTCGGCAACACCGCCGGGAACCTGCTCACCGCCTTGCGTCGGGCCGGTCTCGACGTGGCCGGCGACGACCGGTCCGTGGACGACGGCAACTTCGGGCCGACGCCGGCCCTCGTCCGCGGCGACGTCGTCGAGGTGAGCGTCACGAAGGAGCAAACGTGAGCAACACCCTGACGCACCTGCTGACCCTCGTCACCCAGATCGGCGACGACGTGCAGGAACGCGTCGTCGACCAGCTCCCCCACGACAGCATCGGCGCGCGCCGGTACCCGCTCTGGAGCCGGATCACCCCGGACCAACGCACGATCCTGGACCGGGCGATCCGGGCTGTCCGTGAGGCATGCACCCGTGCGGCCGACGCCATGACCGACGCCGACCACGCGGCGATCCGCCGGATCTGGGATCAGGCGTACCGCGTCGAGTCGATGGTCCGCGGCTACGAACCTCTGATCGGCATCCCCGCCATGCCGGCCTCGGCCGAGCCTCCGCCGTGGACCCCGCCGCCGCAGGGTTGGACGCGGTCCTCCCCCGGCCAGCGGCTCGCCGACCGGGAACACGACTGCCAGTACTGCGGCCCGAGCGGGCCATGCGACTGCCCCTAAGGAGAGGATCATGATGAAGTTCGTCAACCTGACCCGCCACGCCGTCACCGTGTACCCCCCGGGGACACCGGAGCTGATCTCGCCGAGCGAACACCGGCCGGTGCTGGACCTGCCGGTGGGCGAGGCCGAAGCCCGGGTCGAGGAGACCATTACGCCGGACGGCGGTGACGGCCCGGTGCCGATGTCGACCCTGTCCTCCGGTGCTGTGATCGGCCTGCCCAAGCAGGTCAACGGCACACTCCTGGTCGCGTCCCGGCTCACCGCGATCGCGCTGTACGTGGCCGGCGAGGATCGGCCGGACGTGGTGTTCCCAGTCGGTCAGGTCCGCGCGATCGTCGGCGGCATCCAACGGGTAATTGGCTGCCGATCGCTGGCCCGGATGCCCGCCGTGGACCCGTCACGCCTGACCCCCGGCGACCTGCGGGTCATCCAGATCGCCCTGTGGAATCAGGGCGTCAGCGGCAGCGTCGAATACGCGCTTGCCGCCCGGATCAGCCATCTCTTGCCGGACGTCGCGTGAGCCCCACCCTGCTCCTGACCCTCGGCGCCCCGGGCTGCGGCAAGAGCACCGCGGCCCGGCTGTGGCAACTCACCGGCCCCCGCGGCCCCCACGCCCGCCCCCGGGTGCGGATCAGCCGGGACGAGCTACGCGCCGTGCTCCACGGCGCCGACTCAGCCCAGCTCGGCGCAGACGGCGACCCGGACGCGGAGCGGCGGGTCACCATCGCCCAGCGGGCCGCGGTCACCGGCCTGCTCGTCGACGGCGCCGACGTGATCATCGACGACACCAACATCCGCCCCGGCGTACTGGCCCGGTGGATCGAGCTGGCCGGCCAGGTCGACGCCCGGCCGATCGTGTGGGATTTCCGGGCGGTGCCGGTAGAGACATGCCTCTCTCGCATCGCCGAGCGGGTCGCCGCAGGCGGCCGGCATGTGCCCGAGTCGGTGGTGCGCCGGCTGCACGCCGAGGCGCTGCGCTTGGTCGTCCCCGGCGACGTGACGGTGACGCGCCACGGCGCGCACGCGGTCGCCCGACACGCAGAAGCCGGGCCCCCGCACTCGACGCCTGACCCTCGACAGCCAGAAAGGAACAGAACGATGTACATCGCCGACTACGAAATCCCCTGCCTTGAGAGCGACTTCTACGGGGATGGCGACCGCGCCGCAGGTGAGCGGCTCCTCCGGTTCTACGAGACGGAGATGGCCTCGATGGCGATCCGGCGTGCCCGGATCGTCGAGCGGCTGGCGGAGATGGACCGCGCGCCGATCTATGTCGAAGCGGAGGTCGTCGACGAGGACACCTACGAGGCATGATCCTGGACAAGCACGAAGCGGCCCGGCCCACGAATGGGCCGGGCCGCTTCGGTTTGCTTGATCAGAACGGCCAGTCGGCGTTACGACCGGCCTCGATCAGCGGAATCATCCGGAACGCCGCATCGGTCATTCCGCCGAACTCGATCCGGTTGGTGGAGCCGGCGTCGAACGCGGCCGGCCGGTACCCGCCCAGGTTGAAGCCGTACAACGGGGTGGTCCGCGGGATCGCGGACGTGGTGCCGGAGTCCATGGTTTGCATGTCCGAGATCAGAACCACCCGGTCATGCCCGGCGAAGGTGCGGCGCAGCGACCCGGCGATGTTGGTGCCGTGTCCGTCCTCACCGGAGCGGCGGACGAACTTGTCGACCTCCCGGATCACGGAGTCACCCCGGGCGATCGATTGGCGGAACGGGCGGGCGCCGTCTGCGAACCCCACCAGGTCGACCTGCTCGCCCCGGGCGGCGAGCGCCACCCCGAACACGGCGGGGCCTTGAGCGGGGTGACCTTCGGAACGCGCCGAGTGGCCGAGGCTGGTCATCGAGCCCGAGGTGTCGACGAGGACCAGGGTGCGGCCCGGGAACGCCGGCAGGTTGCCCAGGGATGCCTGGAGCGCCTTGTCGAGGGCGTGGCCCCACCGCAGCGACGGGGCTGCCTCGTAGGCCGAGAGGAACCGGAATGGGAACTGTCGCGACTTCGCGACCTGCGCCGGGTCGGCGAGCCGCGTCGCCACCTGCTCGGCAACACTGTCCGGGACGCCGGCCTCGTCGAAGTTACGCAGATTCCGCAGCAGCGCCATGTACCCCATCGACGGGATCAGCGACTCCCACAGGCGCGCCTTGTCGACCTTGGAGCCGACCAGCGACAGCGCGTCCTCCCAGGTCATCCCGGCCCGCTTCAGTGCGTCGGCGTTGAGGAGCGCCTCCGGCTCGCCCTCGGCCGCCTTCCGGAGCCACAGGTTGAACGAGACCATCTCCAGAGCCGCCAGCTCATCCGCGACCTCGTCGCGTCCATGACGGCGGTTCAGAGCGTGGCGGAACAGGCAGCCCTGGGACAGCGTCGATGGTGTCGGGTGGACGAGGTCGAGCACGTCCGCGAAGCGGAAGCCCTTGCTCGCCGTGTCGTACTTCAGGAGCGCGTACTCGGTGTAGGCGTGCCGTACAGCGTCGGCGACGCCGCGCTTCACCGGCTTCGGGATCGCCCGGCCGTAGCGTGACGTCCAGTAGGCCAGGGCCTCTCCCGGCTCGTCCGCGCGCTGGAGCACCGACGCGACGATCTGCCTGGCGCCGGGCAGCTTCGCGTCGAGCATGGCCTGCGCTGCTTCGAGCGCGCCGACCAGGGATGCGGAGCGCATGTTGCCATCGCCGCGCAGCCAGCCGAGGAACCGCCGCGTCCAGTCCGGATCGGCGACGGCGACCTGGCGCACGAGGGTGGCGTACCGGTTGTCGCGCTGGTCGGCGCTCTCGTAGAAGGTGTTCTCGCCGACGAAGTTGCTCACCGCGAGCAGGAACAGCTCCGACTTGGCGTCGCGGACGTACCCGGGTCCGCCCTCGTGGGTCACGGTCGACGGCGTGCGCTCGGCCACGATCGGGCCGGCGCCGCGAGCTGCGCGGGTATCGGTGACGTTGAACTTCGCCATGCGAAACGGCTCCCATCCGGAAGGAAGGGAGCCGCGTTGCAGAAGAAGTGCCCGAGATCAAGACGGTGGCGGGAACCGTTACGCGCTCTACTACTGAGCTACCACCCGTCGTTGATCGGGTGGGCAGGGATTCGCACCCTGCGACCTCGCACTCCCAAAGTGAAGTATCCGCTACCTGCGCACCGGGCACTGCCTCTGAAGTTGTACTCCCCGAGATCAAGTCGTGTGCCGGCGATACCGCACGCCAATTGCGGCTGGCGAGCCGAGGAAACCCCTCGCGGGGGTCGGCTGCCCGGATTCGAACCGGATTCCTGTGAAAGAAGTAGCCGTCACACTGCGCACCGGGGAGGTGCATATCAAGTTGTCATGCCCGGCCGAGATCAAGGCCGCCAGCGGTGTTTTCATCGCAGAAGTAACCGAAGGCTTCGCACCGGTCGAGCAGGGCCGACGGTACACCTCGTTGCTGATCTGTTCCACCGACATGCTGAAGCGGCCCGCCCACGCCTCGGAGGAAGGCGCGAGCGGGCCGCTGTGCGGGGTGAACGGTGGAAGATTTCGGAGGCGCCGCTACACGGCGGGTGGCCGGCCGAGTGCCTTCGCTGTCGAGGCTGGGGAGTTGACGTGCCGACGCGCCCACCAGGCCAGCACCAGTGGTGCGACCAGCCCGATGGCGTAGAGGACCGCGGTCTGCTGGGTGTTGTCCAGCGGTAGCCCCCAGGCGACGAGGACGCCGAGGAGGGCGGTGGCGACGGTGACGATGCTCGCCCGGGACAGCAGCGGCTCGGTGGCGGTGCCGGTCACCACGCCGGAGTTGGTGGTGCTGTTCATGTTGATCTCCTTCAGGAGCCGGGCCAGGGATGGGTAGGCGTCCACCAGCCCATCGCGAAGTGGCCGGCGAGCCATATCCCGCCGATGGCGAGGGCGGTACGCCCCACGATGACGAGCGGAGTGGGCCGCTTGTCGTAGACGTTGAACCAGGCCCACACGTGCTCCGACAGGCTCGAACCGGGTTTCTTGCTGGCCAGTGCCACGCCTTCCTCAACCACGAACCAGGCGATCCACAGCAGCCAGCCGATCGTCCAGCCGGACATCAGATCCGCCCGAAGATCAGTATCCGAGGATCGCGTGGATCCGGCCGCAACTCCCGGTACCGGAAGGTCCGGGCCGTATCAAGGGTCAGCGTCTCGGGGTTCCGTCGCTGACGTAGTGGACGATCCGACCAACAGACGGCTCCATGCCGATTACTCCTCGTCGAGAACTTGGGGTCACGGATTCTGGCGGCCACGCCATGGTCCCCACGCGGTGAACCCGGCGAACGCGAGATGAGCGGCCACGAACGCGAAACCGAGGACGACGAAGTCGATCCCGCCGAGGTGGGCGTGGAACAGCGCGAGTACGAAGCAGATCAGGGCGACGACGGCGAGCATGGGTTTCTCCCTCAGGCGAGTCCGAGTCCGCGATCGTCATCGAGCAGGCCGCATGCCTCGGAGCAGTAGAGCTGGATGATCGGCCGGCCGTCCGTGGTGCGGGTGGTGATGCGGTAGCCGCCGGGCATCTGCTGGCCGGGTGGGCCGGGCCAGGGTTGGTCGCAGCCGGGTCGGTCGCAGATGGGTGGGCCGGACTCGTCGGAGATCAGCATCTTGACCACCATCGGACCTACTTCAGTAGCAGCGCGATCACGGCGAAGATGACACCGGCTGCTCCGAGCAGGTAGCCCCAACCCGCGTTGAGGCCGGTGCTCTTGCCCTCGGTCTTGTCCATCCGGGTGGCGAGGTCGGAGACCCGGTCGGCGAGAGCTTGGAGTTCGACCCGCGATGGAAACGACGCCGTCTGGTCGGACAGCGTCTTTCGGAACTCGTTGACCGATTCGAACCTTTTTTCGTTGGCGGTCTCAGCTTTCGCCACGGCTTTCTCCGCTGCGATCAGCGCCGTCTGCACGGCTTTCTCCGCTGCGAGCAGTGCCGCGGTCAGGGCCTGCCCCTGTGCGTCGAAGCGCTGCTGGTAGCGAAGGTCCATCTCGACGAGCAACGCCCGTACGTGGTCAAGCGCGCTGACCCCACGCATCAGCCGCAGCCGAGTTCAGCCCGCAGGTTGTGGATGTCCGCCGCCACCCGCTGCCCGGTCGGGGACTGCGGCGGGGTGGCCCGGTACGCCTCGTCCAGGGTGGTCAGCAGCTTGCACCAGCGCTGGTCGTTGGCCCGTTCGGCTTTGTCCTGCTCGCTGACGGTGCGGTTGGTGTACAGCACTCCCCCGACGCCGAGGACGATCAGAAGCAGCACCGACACGGCCAGCGTGTACCAGGCCGGCATCGTCAGCTCGCGGGCTCGCTCCATCACGTCGCGTCACCGCCTCACGAGGGCGTAGACGAGGATGAGGACGGCAGCGGCGGTGAGGACGGCGTAGACGGGGACGGCGATTCTGGCGTGCCTGATGCGCCAGGGGACTGCGTGGGTCGTAGCTGCCATACCCCCATAGCCGTACGTGCCGCCAGCAGGCCGGCGCAGTAGGCCATGATCGTGGCGTCGATCCTGCTGGACGCGTAGAAGGTCCACAGGTTCAGGGCCATCCCCCCGCCACCCAGCACGATCGCCACCGCGTCCGCTGCCAGCGTCAGAAATCGCTCTGGCTTCACGCACCGCCGCTCCCATCTCCGCCCGGTCCCACCGTGAAGCGGGTTTGTGATGCCCTGCCACGGGGTCTAGGTGGCCGGGGTGTTGTGCGTGCTGCGGGGGGTCAGGAGTCGAGGGAGTCGGCGGCGGCGCGTTCGGCGGCGGCGAGGCGGTGCCGCAGGTCGGCGATCTCGGTTTCCAGGGGCTCCACCGCGTCGTGGACGGCGTCGGCCACGCCGGCGAGGATGGCTGCCACGTCCACGCTTCCACCGCCGGCGGTGATGGCTGCGGCGAGGGCGTCGACCACGGTCTTGAGTGCCGCGTCCCGGGCGGTCTCCGCGGTGGCCGCGGTGAGCAGCTGGTCGAGTTTGGCGCCGTTCGCCGCCGCCATGGCTGCGGCGGTGGCGGCCTGCTGCCACGTGAACGCCAACGCGGTGTCGCGTTGCTGCCCGGCGTACCCGGGGGCGCCCTGGGTCAGGGCCGCACCGTTCGGCTCCCCAACATGCCATTCGCTGCCCATGGTGACTCCTTCGAAGAATTCCCGGAGCAGGCCGAGGAAGTTGCCGTCGCCCGCGCGGCGGCCCTCGCTGTCCCGGAAGAACGAGAGATGGGTGTGGTAGAGGTGTGAGCTGTCGCCGGTCGAGCGGATACCGAGCCGGTCCCAGCGGCGCACCGTCGACCCGTCCGGGGTGTAGATGATCTCCCGGATGTCGTTGCAGCGCGGGTCCCCGGCTTGGCACTTCGCGACGACGAACAGACTCAGCTGCCGCAGCGTCTTTCCGTCGCGGTTGAAGTCGCCGATGTCCTCGGCGCTCGCCGCGTTGCTGCCCGGCCGGTCGCGGGGGGACTCGCGTTTCGAGTAGTCCGAGTCCAACCGGCCGGCGTTTGCGAGATCGTCGTTGCCCTCGTGGTAGCCCCCGCTGCTCGCGTGGGCGGGGTCACCGGCGATGCCTACGCTGCTCGCGTCCAGGCCGGTGCGACCCATCACGTACTGGCGCACCGCGAGCAGGTCGGCTGGCGCATACGTCATGACTGCCCCCGAGGTTGATGCCTGCCCCCAGGCGGGGACGACGATGTCGGACCGGTCCACCGGCGTGCCGCCGATCCGGGCCGGGGCGCGCTGGATCAGGTGGGCGCGCGGGTGGTCGCGGGCGTTGCGACCGCCCGACCAGGCCCGGGACATGCCGGCCTGCCAGAACACGTCGACCAGGCCGGCGTCGGCGCAGCGTTGCAGCGCATCCCACGGCCCGTACACACCGGGCCGGTACCCGCCAGCGTGTAGGGCGGCGGCGAACGCGGCCACATAGTCCCGGCAGGCCGGCCAGTCCGCGGCCGCCAGGTCGAAATCACAGGAGCCGAAGACGGTCGCACCGGCCGGGTAGCCCAGATCCGTGGCCTGCCGCGCCGCCTCGACGCCGTGCTCCCGACCCGCTGCGGCGCCGCCGAGCCAGTCCGTGGCGTACGACTCCCAGACCAGGGTCACCCTCAGCCCGGCGGCCAGCAGATCCCGGTACTCCCCCGCCTTGATGCGTTTCCAGTCGCCGCGCCCGAGCGGGGCCAGGTAGCGGCACACGTCGGTGACACCGGCCGCGAGCAGTGCTGCCGGGGCGATGGGGCCGGATGCGTAGTCCACCGCCAGCGCCACGCGGGCACCCCCTGATCAGCGTTTGGCGAGGACGTTGAGCCGGCGTGCGATCCCACGCAGGACGGAACGGGCGTCGAGGGCGACGTCGCCGATGACGACGTTCACGGTCTCGACGTCGTTGTCGTCGAGGCTGACGTCGATCTCGAAGACGCGGACCTTGACGACCTCGTTCAGCCGGCCGGCCTTGACTGCGAACGTCACGTAGTCGCCGAGCCAGAAATGCGACGGGCCACCCCACGCGTCCGGCGCCAGGGTGACGGTGTAGGTCGGAACCGGCATGGACGCCCGGGCCAGGTTCGTCGCCGCGGTCTGGGCCACCATGTCCGCGGTGGTGAGTTGGGTATCGCTGTACTGCGCCTCCCAGCGGCCCTCGGGTGCTGCGGCGAGGCCGGGCACGGAGGTGATGACGGGGGTGACTCCGTCGGCGCCGGACTGGCGGATCGCGTTGGCGAACTGGGCCGGGTCCCAGGCCCGGGTCATCTGGGTGACGATGCCGCCGTAGTCGAGGACCGCGCCGACGTCGGAACCGCGCTGCGGGTAGTAGAGGTTGGCCTGCAGGTCGGCGTCGATATCGAAGTCGAACCCGTTCGCCATCTGACCGAGCTTCTTGATCGACTCCCAGACCGTGTCGCCGGCGGTGAACGTCACCGACGGGCGCACGACCCCGGTGGTCGGCCAGGCCCCTTGGACGATGCCGAGGTTCCCGCCGTCGAGTGCCTGGGTGTCCTGGATGAGGTTCCACGCGATCGTGGACTGCTCGACGCTCGTCCAGGTCCGGTCGGCCTGCAGGAGCCGACGGAGGAGGACCTCGCGGTAGTCGCGGCAGGCGACGGTCAGGTCATACGCGGCGATGTCGAGTTGGTCGCCGATGTTCGCGACCCGGCCGCGGAAGAGGTTGGTGCCGTCCCGGTACACCCACAGGTCGGTGATCAGGTCTTCCAGGCGCAACGCTTCCGCGCTGTACCCGCTCGTGTTGAAGCTGGCTTCGTGCGGGTCGAGGAGTTTCAGCTTCAGCGACCGCGAGGTGGCCTCGGTGAGTTCGGCCTCCGGCGCCCCACCACGGCCGGCGAGGTCCGCGAGGGCCGACACGCCGGCCTTCCACGGCCCGACCGACCACGACCACCGTGCCACGTCAGTCCGGTGGTATCAGCAGCGAAGGGTCGGCGATCCAGCGGATCACCGTGACGAGGGCGGCCCAGTCCTGATCGCTCTGCGCCTTGGTTACCAGTCGCGCGGCGGCGGCGCGGACCGCGGTTATCTGGGACCGGCTCCGCCCGTCGGTGGTCAGGCCGTAGACGGTGCCGTGGTCGGTCAGCCACTGCGCCCAGGGCAGGGTCGCTGTCGGTGGGGTGTCCACGTCGATGACCTCGCCGGGGGTGTCCGGGATCAGCATGTTCGCCAGGGAAACGCTGACACCGGGGACGATCGAGGTGATCCGCCAGGACCGTGTCGCCATGGGTGTCCTCCGCCTACAGGTTGGTGCCGGAGTTGGCGGCGACCGGGCCGAGATCCTCGATGAGCAGATCGATCGACGGGTTGGCGGCCATCTGGACCGTGCCGGCACCGCCGACCCGGGCGACGGTGAGCATGACGGTCAGGGTGAGGTTCGCCGTCGGGTAGTAGTAGCCGACGGCGGTCGCGGTGTCGGCGGTGAAGCTGGTGGTGTTGTCGCGGCCGGAGTTGAGGGTGGTGGAGCTGGTCGTCGGGGTGGTGCCGTCGATGGTGTAGCGCAGGATCGCCGAGATCGTGTCCCCGGCGGAGGTGCTGGTGAGCAGGAGCGACCCCGTCGAGACCCGGATGCAGTGCCCGTTCGGCACGAACGCCGCGAGCCTGACGACGCCGGTCTCGGTGGTCGTGGTCGACGAGTTGGTGAGCCGCTGGTGCCGTGCCAGGACCTTGTTGCCGTATACCGCCGCGGTCGGTCGGGAGTCGGTGATGTTGGCGGTCTGCACGCTGGCCTGGCCGGAGGCGATGGACACCAGGGCGAGGGTGATCGCGGAGTTCGGCTCGGCCGGCGTGCCGGAGCCGGTGTCTTCCAGCAGTTCGAGGGTCCAGTCGTAGGTGCCGGAGCCGATGACCTGCTTGTCGCGGATCCGGATGATGATGCGGTGGATTCGGGTGCCCGAGCCGGGGGCGGACGGGGTGACGCAGTTGACCGTGCCGTTGGAGACGACGACATATTTGCGCTGGTTGGTGCCGTCATCGCCCTGCACCACGGCCTTGCCGGAGCCGATGTCCACCGAGAAGTTCGCGCCGGCGCCGCGCTGCGCGACCAGGAACCCGGTGCCGGCGGTGACGGTCAGGACGCCCTCGTTGGGGACCAGGGCGTCGATAAGGGCCCGGTCGTCGGCGGCGTTGTACTGGATCGCTGCGTCGCCGCCGGTTGCCTGCATCCATAGCGGCTCGTCGACCATGTTGCTGTCGGAGGTCGACACGATCACGGTGTTGGCCACGGATCAACGCCCTCCGAAGTGCAGCTTTTGTAGTTGTGGTCTTGCGGTTGGGTCAGGTCCACAAATCGCGGAATAGGACGTCGAGTTCGCAGCTGGCGTCCTGGGTGCCGGTCGTCATGGAGATCAAGTTGGCGCCGGGTTGGAGTTCCCACCAGCTCGTCGTCGCAAAGTTGATCTTGTTGTAGTAGCTGAGCGACGGATCCCCGTTCAGCAGGACGGTCCGGGCGCCGACGTCGATCTCCAGATACGACCCGGCCGACACCGACACCGCGTCCAGCTCGATGACCCCACCCGTCGTCAGGTTCGTGATCACCGGCTCGGTGAACGCCCCGTACGCCCGCAGGATCGGCGGGGTCGGGATCGTGCCGCTGCTGGTCACCGTGACCGTGGACCCAGCACCGGCCGGCGTGTAGCTCCAGCCGGACCCGGACACGTAGGACCTCGGGTAGGACCTGCCGGTGTGCGAGGTCGTCGGCCGTAGCGTGCCGACCTGCTGGGTCGGGTCTTCGAGTACACCGGCCGGGACGACCCATTGCAGCGAGATGTCCAGCATCACCGCGGAGATCTTGTCGACCACGTACGACGCTGAGTCGCCGCGAAGTTCCGCCCGCCGCTCCCCCGACCACCCGTCCCGCTGGATGTACAGGAAGGGCCGCTTGTGCGCCGCGGTGAGCGAGCGGAGCAGGTCGGCGATCTGGTGCCGGGTGCCCAGCGACCCGACGGCGTCGTTGCGGACCAGCAGCCGGCACCGGAACGTCGTCGAGTCGTGCAGGCTGGTCAGGTCCGTCACCCCGGACCGGCCCACCCGCTGCTGGCCGACCACCCGGGGCGCGGCGAGCGGCAGCTCCGACGAGGCGCAGATGATCGCGTCGGAGGCGCTCGGTGTCGGCGGCCGCAGCCACACCGACGTGGCGCCGTCGACGATGCGGATCGAGTTGGTCACGGCGCCACTCCGGCGACGGACAACCCGAGGTCAGGTCCGCTGATCTCCACCTTGACCGGCCGGGCGGACAGGGCCTGCGCGAGCCGGGCGATCGTGTAGTCGTCCAGCCGGGTCGGCAGGTCGGCGTTGCGCATGTGCTCGTCCGCCCCTGTCGCGTTGTTCACGACATTGAGACCGCGGCGCAACGTGCCCCCACGGTCGAAGCGCGGGACCTTGACCAGGCCGCCGGAGGCCATGTGCCCGAGGTGCGCGAACGAGGACAGCGAAGTGACGCTGCTGCCGAGGTGCACGCCGCGTGAGCCGGTCGACTCGAAGGCGAGCCCAGCGAGCCAGCCTGCGGTGTGACCTACCGAGCCGCCGCCGGCTTCGCCCGGGTTGGCCCAGCCGGCCGAGAAGACACCCATGCCGGGTTTCGGGAAGAAGCCGGCTTCGTTGCTGGTGGAGAAGGTGTGGCTGTAGGGCGACCTGCCGTGAAGGATGTTCCAGACCGCTGACACGATGCCGCTGCAGTCGTACCCGTCCGGGCCGGCCGACGCCCAGATGTACGGTTTGCCGTCCTGGGCGCGGAGGAAGTTCTGTGCAGCGCCGACGTCGCCGCCCTCTGCGCCGAAGCCCAGCTTGTTCTTGACCCAGCTGACCAGGGTGGTGACGAGCTTGCGGGCGGCGCCGATGCCGAGTCCACGGATCGCACCTGCGCCGGGGATCTGACCGAGCAGCCCGTCGACCTTCCCGCCCAACCATTTCGCCGGGTTGATGATGGCCTCGACCAAGCCACCGTCGGCGTAGCGGCCGATCGCGATGCCGGACGATCCATCGCCGGGATGGGGGGGCTTGCGGCGGCCGATCAGCGAGTCGAAGTAGTTCACGCCGAGGTCGCGGACCACGTGGGCGGGGATGACGTACTCGCCGTTGGACGCCCAGATCGGGATCTTGTCGTCGCGGGGTCCGCCCGGCCCGCTGAGCAGGCCGCCGTCGGCCATCGCCGAGGGTGGCTTGCCGCCACCTCCGCCTCCCCCGCCGCCGCCGAAGGGGTTGCCGACGTGGGGGATGCGGTCCTTGACCCCGACGAAATCCGCGACCTTGTTGATCGAGTCGATGATCCCCCGGTTGATCACATTGTCGATCACCCAGGAGATCGGCGTCGCGACAACCGACTTGATCCTGTCCCATGCCTTGCCGATGAAATCGACGCTCTTGGAGAAGGCGTGCGGGATGGTCTCGGTGACGAAGAAGGCCAACTCGCTGAAGATCGGCTTGATGCCGTGGTTCCAGATGGTGCCGAAGAAGTCACTGACACCACTCCAGATGATCTGGATGCCGTGCCAGACGGCCACGAACTGAGGCCAGATCACCGCGGTGATATAGGTGATGAAGGCGGAGAAGATGGCCTTGGCGACGCCCCACCAGAAGCCGATCGAGTCGCCGATGGCCTTGAACGCCGGTCCGAAGATGGTGTGCCACAGCCACAGCACGACGGGCGCGATCACGGCCTCGAAGTAGATCTTCAGGGCGGCGAAAACGATCTGGATGACCACCCACCACGCGTGGATCATGAACTTCATCGCCGTGAAATACGGGTGGATGATCGTGTGGTAAAGCCACATCACCACGGCGCCGACCACGTCGATCGCGCCCTTCACGAACGCGAAGTACATCTTGATCCCGGCCCACCACGCCTTGGCCAGTAACACGATCCCCTCGAACGCCGGCTTGATCGCGTACTTCCACAGCCACATCACGGCCGGGACGACGTAGTCCATGAGAATCGCGCGGAGCAGCCGGAAGTAGAACTGGACACCGGCCCACCACAGCCGGACCACGACCATGATCCCGTCGAAGGCCGGCTTCAGCGCGTGCTGGTACAGCCACACCGCGGCGTCGCCCACGGCGTGGAACGCGACGACCAGCGCGGCCCACACCGCCTTACCCGCGGTCGCGAGCGCGCGACCAACCGTGTCGACGATCTTGCGGAACTTGTCGAAATGGAAGTACGCGTAGACGACCGCAGCGACCAGGGCGAGCACCGCAATGACGATCAGACCCATGGGGGAGAACGCCGCGTCGAGGATCAGCTGAGCGATCGCCCACGCCTTCGTCGCAATCGCGACGGCCTTTGACCAGGCCAGATACAGGGCGATCTGGATATTCGCGGCGCTGGTGATGACGGCGAAGGTGGCGACGGCCGCGGTCCACAACCACTGCGCCGCGGCGGCGATCCGCATGATCGCGAACAATGCGCGGAACGCCTCGGTCAGCTTAACGATCACAACAACGGTCGTTGCCATGGCGACGAGCCCGGCCGCGGTGCCGGCGATGGCGGCGGTCGCCCGGGTATGACCGGTGATCCATTCGCCGATCGGGCCGAGGATCCCGGTGATGCGTTCGGTGAGCCGGCCCATCAGCGGAAGCAGCGCCTCGCCGAGGGCGATCCGGACCGTGCCCAGGGTGGCGTGCATCTGGGCGAGCTTGAAATTGAAGGTCTGCTGGATGACACCCCAGCCGGCGACGTGGTTCCCGGCCTCGGTGGTGGCCTTGGACACCATGCCGATCGCGGTCGCGGTGTTGCCGGAGTTTTCCCCGGTCAACATCAGGGCGACGTTCATTCCGGTGGCGTCGCCGGTCGCCTTGGCCAGGGCACCCGAGTAGGACTGCATGGCCTGTGCGGCGGTGAGTTGCTGGTCGCCGAGCCGGTGGGTGGCGCCGGCCAGGGAGGCGAAACTCATGGCCTGCTGCGCCTGGATCGGGGTGAGGTCGCGGGCGGCCTTGCGGTACTGGATGAACGTGATCGACCCGTCGAGCAGCCGCTGCCCCAACTCCCGAACCTGCGGCGACAGGCCGTTCAGGGCGGTCTTCAGCTGCAGGATCACCTGGTCGGTGCCGGGTGGCATCAGCTTCAGGATCCGCTCGGAGATCTCCGCCAGGGTGCCGGACAGGCCCTTCGTCTTCAGATCGCTGGCGAGCTGGTTCGTCGTCAGGCCGAGCAGCGCCAGTTCCTTGGCCTGCACGCTGGTGGGGTTCTGCATGTGCCGGATCGCGTCGGCGAGGTTCTGGGTGGCCTGCTCCGCGGAGATGCCGTGCAGGGTCATCGACGCCAGAGAGCCGAGGATGTCGTCGATGCTGATCCCGGCCGCGGAGGCGACGGGAAGCACCGAGTGCAGGGCTCCGGTGAGCTGCTCGAACGTTGTCTTACCGGCCGCCGTGGCGGCGACCAGCTTGGACACGATCTCCGCGGACTTGTCCGCGGACAGGTGGTAGTCGACCAGCGCGGTTGTGGTCGCGTCGGTGACCTTGGTGAGGTCGGCGTTCTCCGCCTTCGCACCCTCAGCAGCCGCGCGTAGAACCTTCAGCGCTTCGGCGCCGTGGAACGACCCGGATTCCACGGTGTACATGGCCTTGCCGAGGGCTTCGACGGTGGTGCCGACCGGCCCGGCCATGGCCAGGATCCCGTCGCTGACGATCTTCAGGTTGCCGCTGACCCTGGTGCCGGTCTCACCCGCACTGGTCGTCAGTCGGACCATGGCGGCCTCGAAGTCCCCGGCTGCCTTGACACTCTTCGCCAAGAGCAGGCCGAGGCCGGCCCCGAACCCGACCACCATCAGCTTGGAGGCGCTCGACCCGAACGAGCGGCCGAACGCCTCGCCCTGCTTCATGCCGGCGGCGCCGAGCCGGGCTGCGGCCACACCCGCGGCCGCCTCCGTGGGGAACGCCAACATGTTCGGCGCGATCCGGACGAAGACGGTCGCGAGCGGGGCCACGGGTTCAGCCCCCCAACTGTGTGATCAGCGAAACTCTGGCCCCGTCGTCATCGGGGTGCGCATAGAGCTGGTCGTCCCACTTGTCGAGGTCTTCCTGGGTGACACCGTCGCCGGACGGGCGCAGGTAGACGTAGACGAAGTTGCAGATGGCCCGGACGGGCATCAGGTCGAGCGGCCCAAGTCCGCCGGAGAAACCATGCCCTCGATCAATGAGGGCTCCTTCGAGTTCACCAGTGTTTTCGGCCGCCCAGCCGATGAGTCGCCAGGCGGCGTGGTAGGGCGCGCGGTGATCTTCTCGATGCACCGCTGCACCAGGGACATCAGGTCGTCGGCCTCCGCCTTGGTGTCCATCGCGTGCCGCTCGAACGCCGCCCACTCCGACTCATCGACACAGTCGCGGATCATCGCGTACAGCGCGGCGAGGCCGGCCATGTCGGACGACTCGAGACCCTGCGCGGAGGCGTGGGCGAACTTCAGCAGCGGCATCAGCCCGATCGAGGCCGCCATGCGGAACTCGCGACCCATGAACTCGACCTTGCGGCCGTCGCCGACGATCTCGCCTTCGGCCGGGCCGACACCCTCCGCCCGGGCCTGCGCATCCTGCGTCGTGAGCCGCCGCGCCTTCGTCGGGCGGCTGCGCTCGCTAGCCACGCAGCGTTCCAGCACCGTACGGGGTGAACGGGCGGCCGGAGGCGCCGATTTCGAAGTTGAACTCCGCGGTGAAGGTGCCCACGTTGGCGCCCTTCTGCCGCTTCACGGACAGGGTTCCGGTCTGCAGGCACTGCTCGGCGACCCACCGCTCGGTGTTGTCGTCGGACTCCCAGCCGAGCGCGCATCGCACTTCCTGGCCGGCGGCGGGCAGGATGCCGGTGGACAGCAGTGTGGTGCCGGAGCCGGTGGTGGTGATGGCCCCGGAGCCGCCGTTGACGACGCGCTTCCAGGTGGTCAGGTTGACCTGCATCAGCTCGAACTTCACCCCGGAGGTGCGGCCGGTGGTGGTGTAGGCGACCACGTCGAGGTACTCCTCCGCCTCGATCGCGTCGACCTTGGGCGCGTAGGTGAGTTCGTGGCCGCTCTTGGTGATGCCGATCGGCAGCCACGCCCCGGCGGTGGCCCACAGGTCAGTGAAGACCGAGCCGACGACGGTGTTAGCCGGGAACGCGGTTCCCAGCGGCGCGGAGTACAGCACGCCCGCGCCGATAGCCAGGGCGTTCTTGGGGACCGCTACGTTCGCCACGGACTAACTCCTTTGGTGGCACGGGTTTCGGGGGAACGCAAAAGCCCACGCGGTTCCGCGTGGGCTTGGGTGATGCAGTTCGAGGTGGGGGGTTAGGACTTCGGCTGCTGGGCGGTCTTCTTCGGCGCCGGCTTGGCATCCGGGTCGGGGAACCGCTCGATCAGCTCGCCGCGGGTCATGTCGTCGACCTGCTCGCGGGTGAGTTCCTGGTCGTGTGCCAGCGCGTAGTCGCGCCACTTCGCTGCCGGCGCGGTCTCGGCGGGGCGTTCCCACGCTTCCGGCCGGGCCGCGTCAACATCGATCCCGAGGACCAGGCCAAGGTCGGCGACCACGTCGGCGTACATGCCGTCACCGGACCGGTAGCCGCACACGCCGTTGATGTAGACGTCCCGGCGGGCGGTGAAGTCATACGGTGGATAGGCCATCACACGCCGCCAAGGATGTAGTAGGTGACCTCGGCTGCGGTGGCGTCGATGGTGACCGCGACTCGACCATTTGCGTCGCCCCATGCCGAGTTGACCCGGGCGGCCTTCGCCGTTCCGGTTAGAAGTTGGATGGTGCGATTGCTGACCGCGAGGCCATCCTGGGTGGCGCTGTTGGTCAGGATCACGTTGTGGGTACCGGCTCCGGTATTGATCCACAGAACCACAGCGCCAGCGGGGACGGTGTCCGCCGATGCCGTGCCGGTGCGTTTTGTTGATATTGCTCCGGCGGACGACGCGGCGTTTTCGGCGGCGTAGTCGGTCATTAGTCCTCCACCCAGTAAATGCACCAAATGCCTGCGATGTAGAGCACGCCGTCCTCGCCGGGAACTCGGATTCCTAGTGCCAGTTCTTCGGGATGACCCGGGACTGCCCGCACGTGGACCGGAATCGGGAGGGCTTCCGCGGCGGCACCGTTGGCGCTGTTCCGGCCGGTCGTTGCGTAGCCACCGGCGGAGATCGCAACCGTTCCCTCGCCGCCTGATGCGCTGGTCCAACTCATGCCCCAGGCATCGGCGTTGCTTCCGTACATCGGGGACGGGTTCGACGCGAAGTAGGTGTGGAAGGACATCCGGCTGGGTCCTCCTATCGGTATCGGTCGGCTGAAGGGACGAGGAATGGGCGCGGCGGTAGGTGGACGGTGCCCAGCTCGTGGAAGCGCATGTAGAACCTGGCCCGCTCCCAGCTCACGTGGACCTCGGGATCGAGTCCGGGCTGCGGTTCGGGGTGGATGGAGTCGGCACCCTCGCCGCTGCGCCGTGGGGCGCGGGAGCGGGCCTCGGCGGCGATCTGCTCGCCGAGTTCCATCAGCGCCTGCATCACGAGCGGGTCGCTGGTGAGGTTGGACAACGCCGAGCGGTCCCAGGTGGTTTCGACGTCGTCGGCCATGGGGGATCGCCTCCGGTCATACGATCGGCAGATGACTGAGCCGGAACGCGAGTACGACACCGTGACCGCCGCCGACCGCCTCGACGTGCTGCGGTACATCGAGGACAGCGACCCGCAGCCCGTCGCCACCGACACGGCACTGATGGCCCTCGCCGGACTTCGGCTGACGTACGCGATCTACCACAGCGGGAAGGACTTCATCCTGTCGATGCCGAACCCGCTGCTGAGGGCGTACGCCAACGCGTGCACCGTGTTCGACCCGTCCGGATATCGCGCCAGCAGGGCCGAGCTTCAGACGAGCACCGCACCGACGAGTACCTGCAGCGACAGGACCGCCTCCGGGCCGTCTGGGGAGTTGGCGTAGTCGCCGGTGGTGGACTGGATGCCCATCCAGGTCATGCCGCCGGCCATGTCCGGGTTCACAGCCATTGCCGTGGCGATGGTGTCCGCGACCGCCTCCAGGTCGGCTTCGGCGGCTTCGACATCGGCATCGGCATCGGGTCGGATCACCCGCGCGTAGACGCCGACGGTGACCGCCTCCGACACCGCCGTACCCAGCTCCGCCGCAAGGTCGGATGTGACGCCACGGGTTCCGCCGAAGTAGATGACCTTCCTGGTGATGTCGCGGGCCGGGTAGGAGTAGGCAACCTGCCACCCGTCCAAGGCCCCCGCCGGGGCCGCGAGAGCGGTGAGAGCGTCTCGCAGGGCCCGTTTCGCGGCGTAGGCCATCGTGGACTTCACGGCGCGCTCCCTAGCCGACGGTGGACACGGTCGTGGCGGCCTCGGCCGCGGAGGCTCTTGCGGATCCCACGTCGGCGCCGGTGAGGATGGTCGCGGCACCCAGCGTGCCGGTCGCGGCTGCGGGGCCCTGGTCGGCGCCGGTTCCTGAGCCGGTGCCGTCCACACCCCAGCGGGGGGTGTAGATGCTGGTGGCCGGCGCGTTCAAGGCCAGCCGTCCGACTCCGGTCTGTAGCCGGATGTCGATACCGGTGACGACCGGTCCGGGCAGGACGGCGAGGCCCGCCCGCCCAGCGGCGACGGCGCGTTTGAGGTCGAGGCCGGTCGTGGCGGTGACGAGCAGCACCCGCGTGGTCTGCGGGGCCACCTTGCGACCGGTGGCCGCTGCCCGCAGCGGAATTGCGGTGGTGCCGGACTGGGCCCGGGCGGCCTGTGTGGTCTCGACGCCGACAGTGGTGAGGACCACCGTGGCGGTGGCCGTGGCGGTCGCCCGTTTCGTCGCCGCGCCGGTGGGGCGTGGGGTGACCAGTGCGCGGCCGGCACACCCGATGCTCTTCCGTGCCGCCGCGGCGGCGCTGACGGCAACAGCGCTGGCGCCTGTGCGGGACACCGCCTTGCGGGCGGCCGCGGTGCCGGCGACGGCGATGGTGCAGGTACCGGTCTGCTGCCGGGCGGTGCCGCTGGTTTCCGCGCCGCCGCTGGTCAGTGCGGCCCGGGCGGTGCCGGCCTGCGGCGCCGCCTTCGCGGCCGTCGCAGCCGTTCGCAGCGCCACCTCGGCTGTGCCGGTACGGGATACCAGCTTCGCCGCCGCCGCAGCTGTGCGCGTTGCAAGTTCCGCCGCGCCGGCCTGGCCGTGCGCCGCGAGACCAGCCGTGCGCAGCGCGACCTCGGCGCGGCCCGTTGTCGGCGCGGTTTTCGTCGCGCGGCCCGTGGCCGTCACGGCGAGGGTGGTGGTGCCGGCCTGCGACACCACCTTGACGGCCGTCGCTGCGGCGCGCAGCACCGCCTCGGCCGTGCCGGTCTGGCCGTGTGCAGCCAATGCGGCCGGGCGGAGTGCGGCCTGGGCGCGGCCGGCCACGGATGCGGTCTTCGCTGCCCGGCCCGCGGCGGCCGCCGCAACGGTGGTGGTGCCGGTCTGCTGCCTGGCCGCGGCGGTCGTCTCGGTGCCGGTGGCGGCCAGCGCCAGCCGCCCCACGCCGGCCTGCGGCGCCGCCTTGACCGCGGTGGCGTCCGCACGCACGCACAGCTGCGCTGTGGTTGCCGCGGTCGCCGTCTTGCGGGCCGATCCGGACCCGACGGCCGCGAGAGTGCAGGCCCCCGTCTGGGCGGCCGATTTGACCGCGGACCCGGCCGCGGTCAACCCCAGGGGGGTTGACCCGGTCTCGGCGGACCCGCCACTGACTGCGGCGGGCAGGATCTCGATATACGCCCAGTTCGCCTCGGTCGACGTGCCGGGCAGGTGGAACCGCAGCAGGTTGGACTGGCTGGAGACGTCATCCGGCACCAGCCGTTTGATCATTCCCCAGCCGATTTGACCGGCGATGGTGCCCAGGCTGGACGCGGCGGCCTGATAGCAGCCCTGACCGGCCTTGGCCGTCCCGACGACCGTCCAGTCGCACATCACCGCGAAGCCCTGGCCGAGGGTGGCGGATGCGGTGTACGTCTGGTCGAGCATCGACACGGACGCCGAGCCCGCCTTGCCGTGGGCACCGACCGGGGTCGAGGAGTCCTGGTTGGTGACCACCAGCACCTGGAGGGCGGCCTGCCGCGTCGGCGACGCGGCGTTGTTGTTGACCGTGACACTCATCGGTGCGCCGGTGACGACCGGGGCCG